CCCTTGACTTAGCAATACGAAGTGATATACTAAGTATGCGAAGTGAAAAACGAAGCGCGCACGAAGTGGAAGCTGTGGTGCGAAGATGGCGTTAAATATGGTTCCAGACAAACTGTATTAAATCACACTCTTAGCAAATTGTCAAGCCACACTAAGCAGAACTTTGTTGCGCGAAGTAAAAGAGGTTAGGAGAGTGAAGAATTGAAAGTAAATGGCTTCAAACTGGCGCGTATTAAGGCGGGTCTTTCTCAAGAAGAGGCTGCGGCAAAACTTGGAGTGAGCCGCGTTACCGTATCCAGTTGGGAATGTGACCTGTATAAGCCTTCGGCAGATACGTTACTGAAGATCTCGGATATGTACGGCTGCACGATAGATGAGCTTCTCAGGGGAGGGCTCACGAAATGAACGAGATGCAGGTCTTTAACTACAAGAGCTCTCAAGTCAGAACCGTAGAAATCAACAGCGAGCCTTGGTTCGTGTTGAAGGACGTGTGTGCGATACTTGGTATTGCGAACCACAAAATGACCGCACAGAGGCTTGATATGGATGAGGTCAGCCAGACTTACCTCACCGATTCTCTTGGGCGAAAGCAGGAAACCTCCATCATCAACGAAAGCGGCCTGTACAACGTGATACTGCGCAGCGACAAGCCGGAGGCGAAGCCCTTTCGCAAGTGGGTCACATCGGAGGTGCTGCCCTCCATCAGAAAACACGGTACATACATGACCCCGGAGGTCATCGAACGGACACTGACTGACCCGGACTACATCATCCAACTGGCTACCACACTCAAGGAGGAACAGCAGAGACGCAGACTGTTGGAGCGTCAGGCCGAAGCAGATAGACCGAAGGTGCTGTTTGCGGATGCTGTGAGCGCGTCCCACACGTCCATCCTTGTGGGTGAGTTGGCAAAGCTGCTGCGGCAGAACGGCGTAAACATCGGGCAGAACCGGCTGTTTGCATGGCTTCGGGACAACGGCTACCTGATCCGCCGCAGCGGGACAGACTACAATATGCCTACGCAGCGGTCGATGGAAATGGGGCTTTTCAGTATCAAGGAAACTGCCATCAGTCGGTCGGACGGCTCCGTTACCGTCAGTAAGACCGTAAAGGTGACGGGCCGTGGGCAGACGTACTTTGTGGACAGGTTTTTAAGCAACAGGGAGGGGAGAAAATGCCGAGAGTGAAGCCCTTGGGTGTGAACCCCACGGAGCAAAAGATCGTGGCGCTGCTGTACGGCGCGATGGAGACAGAGGGCGTGCAGAAGCAGGAGCTGGCCGCAGCATTGGGAATAACCCCCAAGACGCTGCGGCAGCGGAAGAAAGACCCGCTGGACTTCACGGTGCGGGAGCTTCAGAAAGCCTGCCGGGCACTGCACATCCCCATAGACGATCTGCGGTCGGCCATCACGCTATGAGCTGGCGGTGCAGAATATGCGGCGTGAGGTTTGACGCGCCGGTGATCCGGGAGAGGAAAGAGAACCTGGACGGGGAGAACGGCATAGAGGTACGCCGGGATATGTATTGCCCGGTGTGCGGAGAACCGTACATAGAGGAGGACAATGATGAGCAGGACCAGAAGTGAGCGCCGGCGTGACCGGAAGTGGAAGGTACTGCTGGGCGTGAGCGCCTTTCTGGCGTTGGGCATCATCGGAGAGGTGGAGAACGGCGGCTCGCTGTGGCTGCTGCTTCTCGCGGTAGCCGCCCTGGTGGGCGCGTGGACAAGCTGTAAAGCTCTGGGGCTTTTCAGGTAAGGGAAATGGAGAGAATATGGCGGGAATAAATCTTACGGCGGAGCAGGTATTCGCCATCAATATGGCGCTGGCGAAGGGGCAGCGGATAGAGATTATCCCTCTCAAGGATCGGATAAAGGTCGTCGCGGTAAAGCGGGACGAGCTGAAAACCAAATAGTGTACCCCGCCTAAGTCAGTTGGCGGGAAGGGCGGAGCGTCGTCGAGTGGTTCGGAAATTCCGAACAGCTTGGCGGCGCTCTTTTTATTTGCGGAGGAAGTGAGAAAACGTGACGGAACGAACGGTATACGGCAGCCGCGCTGAATGGCTGGAAGGGCGCCGTGGTGGGCTGGGCGCAAGCGACTGCGGCATTGTGCTGGGTGTGTCCAACTTCAAGACACCGCTGCAACTGTGGCGGGAAAAGATCGGCGCGGTGGAGACAAGAGAAATATCTGGGAACGAGCGCATCGACTTCGGAAACCGGGCGGAAGAACCACTGAGAGCCATGTTTCGGTTGATGCACCCGGAGTATGAATTGAGCTTTGAGCCGTACCTGATCGTGCGGCAGACGGGGAGATACAGTTTCCTGACCTGTACCCCGGATGGAGAACTGGTGGAGCGCGAGACAGGCAGACGTGGCATCTACGAGAGTAAGACGGCAACGTGCCTGAGCCGCGCCGACTGGGACAAGTGGAGAGGAAAAATCCCCGATCTCTACTACGCGCAGATATGTGAACAGATGTTTACCGGCGAATACGACTACGCCGTGGTGTGGGCGCTGCTGGTGAACGCGGAGGGGGACGGAGAGATAAGGTTCTACAAATTTGAGAAAACAGAGTGCCAGACGGACATCGACTACATCATTCCGAAACTGGAGCACTTCTGGAAAAACAATGTGCTCAACGGGGTACCCCCGGCGGCAATATTACGACTTTAAGTGAAAAACGAAAGGAGAAATGAAATGGCATTTCGAGTGACCGTTCTGGACATGGAAACGGGAGAAGAGCGCGTATTCGTGCGGAACGCCTGCGGCGTGATATGCGCGGCGGTGATGCCCAAGGAGGGCGAGGAGGACAAGTATGACGGCGTGGCCGCCGCCAACGTAGCCGAAAACGTGCCCATCGGCACGGCGGGGCTGCTGGTGCGCCTGACGGAGAACGCCGTAAAGCTCGTTACCGAGAAGGACAGCCGCATCCGCAAGAAGATGGCGGAGGATGACGCGGCATTGGCTGCGGAACAGGCGGAGAAGGAAGCCACCGCAAAGAAGAAGCCCGCCCCCAAGAAGGGCGGCAAGCGCACGGCCAAGAAGGAGGGCAAGTGATGAAACTGAAACTGACGATGACCAACGCCGAGACCGGCGAGGTACTGCGCGAGGAAACAGACCTGAACTTTGCCATGATGTGCTTCGGACGCAAGACGGAGGAGGGGATGGATTTCCAAACTGTGACGCGGGGAGAAAATATGACCGCTGCGGACTTTGCACATTGCCTGGCCGGCGTTGACAATTCCGTGGAAAAGAACCTCCGCGACAACAAAGCCGTGTGTATGGCCTACACGCTGGTCAAGCTTGGCGTTCTGGGAAAGATCGTAGACGCGAGCGCAGAAGCGCGGCCCGGAGAGGGCGCTGCCGATGCGAAGAAGGAGGGTGAGCAGGGATGATCGTAAAGGCGATGTATCACAAGCCGAAGCTGAACGGCTACGGCGGACAGGCGTACACCTTTCTCACCGACCTGCCGCTGCACCCCGGCGACAAGGTGCTTGTCCCCGGGGGCGATGGCACGGAGAAGAAGGCCATCATCACAGAGGTGGACCTGCCGGAGAGCGCCATTGACCCGGCGTGGGCGGACAGGGTGAAACACATCACCAAGTACGACGCGGAGGTGAGGGCATGAGAGCGGCGGAATTTCGCATCACCACAGACCTGGCTCCGCTTCGGCAGTTTCAGATCGGGGCTAACTTCGAGGAAACAAAGGCGTGGCTGACGGAGAACCTGGAGCCCCTGCGGACGATGGCGGTGACACCGGAGAGCACGGCGCAGGCGAAGCAATATCGCGCGGCGGTGAGGAAGATCCGGGACCACATCGACGAGAGCCGCAAGATGGCAAAGGCGGCGGCACTGGAGGCGTACAGCAGCTTTGAGACCAAGTGTAAGGAGCTGACCGCCCTGTGCGAGGAGACCGCGGGTGCGCTGGACGTGCAGATCAAGGCGATGGAGGAGGCGGCGGAGCAGGAGAAGAAAAATCGCCTTGCTGAATATTTCGCTCAGGTGGTGGGCGACATGGCGGAGTGGCTGACCTTTGACGACTGCTTTAATCCCAAGTGGCTGAACGCCACCTATGCCGAGAGCACGGCACAGATGGACATAAACGCCGCCATTGACCGCTGCCGCGCCGATCTGAACGCCATTCGTGCGCTGCACAGCGAGTTCGAGACCACGCTGCTGGACGAGTACACCCGCACCCGGAACATCAGCGCGGTGCTGGTGAAGAACGAGACACTGGGCCGCATGAAGGCAGCCGAGGAAGAGCGAAAGCGCAAGGAAGCGGAGGCCGCGGCGAAGTACGAGGAGCAGAAAGCCGCCTGTGCTGCTGTCCGCATGGCGTCCGCCGGTGACGCTGTAATTGAAGAACACAGTGAAGTCGGACAGGTCATCGCCACCGTGGAGCGCGAAGCATTTGAGCGTGCCGTGTCTGAGCCGGAACCTACCTACACCGTGGATTTCCGCGTATTCGGTACGGCGGCGCAGTTGGACGAGCTGCGTGTGTACATGAGGACTAAGGGCATCCGCTATGGGCGTGTGCCGCAGGAGTAAGGGAGGAGAAGGAACATGAAAACGCAGAATCAGACGGGCTTTACGCAGATGGCGCAGGCCAAGAAGCCCACATTCAGCATGGCGATCACGGCGCCCAACACCCAGCAGATGATCTCGCGTGCGCTGAAGAACGACAAGATGGCGGCGCGGTTTACCAGCACCCTGATCGGCGCGGTGAGCGCCAGCGAGGCGCTGAAAGCCTGCGACCCCGGCACCATCATTGCCGCCGGCCTGCGTGGCGAGGGCATGGGTCTGATCTACGGACACGGCTACTACATCGTGCCCTACGGCAGTGTGGCGACCTACCTGATGTCGTACAAGGGATACATACAGCTGGCCATGTCCACCGGCTACTACGCGGACATCGACTGCGTGGAGGTGCGCGAGGGCGAACTGGAAGGGCGCTCCCGCCGCACGGGTAAGCCGGCCATCAACCTGGCCAAGTACGACACAGACGAGGAGCGCGATAGCCACAAGGTCATCGGCTACTACGCCTACTTCGAGCTGAAGGACGGAACGTTCCGCTACGAGTATTGGAGCATGGACAAACTGCTCAAGCACGCGGACCGGTACTCACCGGCCTTCAAACTGGATAAGTATAACGCACTTATCAAGGGCGAACTGGACGCCAAGGAGCAGAGCAAACTGCTGAACGGTACGCCCTGGTACGACGTGAACGGCGGACAGGACAAGATGTGCCGCAAGACCATGATGCGCCAGCTGCTGAACAGCGGCTATGCCCCGCTGAGCAACGAGGTACGCAGTTACTTCAACGAGGACAGCGACGATACCGTGGTGGCCACTGGGGACGGCGCGGAGACCGATCCGGTCATCCCCACCACTGGACATGTGGTAGAGGATGATGCCCCTGCCGCAGAGTCGGAAACAGCCGCCACCAGTCCCACAGCACCCTCTGAGAGCGCCGCAGAGCCGAAGAAGGGTAACGACACCGCCCCGTCCCGCAAACGCACACAGAGTCCCACAGAGGGCAAGACGGAGGCGAAGGACTACTCCGCAGGGTTCTTCGGGGAGGGCGAGCAGTAATGCCTCTATTCGTTCGGAAGCGTCTGGACGGAGAGGGCAAGGCTGACGGAAGCCAGTACATGATCTGTACCGGCTCCGTCAGCCGGGATTCCCGGATAGGCGCGATACCCAAGAACAACCTGCCGAAGGTGGAGTTCGGCATGGGCTACGACAGCAAGCAGTTTATGAACGTGTGCGCCGTGGGTGACAACGCCGCCACAAAGCTGAGCGCGTGCCTGGAAAAGGGCGATGCAGTATGCGTGGTGGGCACATGGCGGCAGAAACCGTACACCACCAAGGACGGCGAGGCAAAGGTGTGGAGCGAGCTTCGCGCAGACCATGTGATCCCTTTGGGAGCGCTGGAAACGCTGCTGCAGGTGCCGGTGGAGGTATTCCTACGGCTGGCGGATCTGCTGCCGCAGCTGGAAAAGCTGTGCACGGGAGAGACCCCCACCGGGAAGCCCAGCGGGACGCTGAACGCCGCGCCCCAAAGCGCGGCGACACTGCACGAGATAGAGGATGACGAGCCGCTGCCCTGGGACCGGGCCGGCGCGGACGAGGACTACGACCTGGGCATTTGAGGGAGGAGTGATTCACGTGGCGGAAGAAAAGCGATATTTCTGGCTGAAACTGTACGACGACTTCTTTACCTCGAAGCGCATCAAGAAACTGCGGAAGATAGCCGGTGGAGATACCTACGTCATCATCTACCTGAAAATGCAGCTCATGGCGATGAAGCACGGCGGCACCTTGAAATGGTCGGGGCTGGAGGAAAAATTCGCCGATGAACTGGCCTTAGACCTGGACGAGGATCCGGCAAATGTAGCGGTCACGCTTCAATATCTGCTCTCCTGCGGGCTGGCAGAGGCATCCAGTGACCTGACGGAGGTTTTCCTGCCCTACGCGGTGAAAAATGTGGGAAGCGAAGGCGCCGCGGCCCAGCGAATGCGGGACTATCGGGCACGGAAAAGCAAGGCTTTGCCTGCGCCGGAGCGTAACGATGTTACAACACCGTGCGAAATCGGTTACGGAGAGTCAGAGATAGAGTCAGAGTCAGAGATAGAGCCAGAGATATATACAGGCTCTAAAGAGCCTGTGTGTCGGACAAGTGATGTCCGACGCATCGTGGCAGCGTGGAACGACACCGGATTGACACAGGTGATGAAGGTAACGGCGGAGACCAAGCGGGGACGGTCGCTGAAAGCCCGTATCCGGGAAAACGGCGTGGACGGTGTGCTGAAAGCCATTGAGAACGTGAAGAACAGCCCGTTCCTGAAGGGGAAGAATAAGCGGGGGTTCGTGGCCAATTTCGACTGGCTCATCACGAGCCCGGACAACTTCCAGAAAACCTTGGAGGGGAACTACACGCAGGAGTTCATCCCTGAAAACGACGCTCCCACTGTTGACCACGGCAGCGAAGCCTATCAGATTGCACAGTACCTGGCGCAGGAGAAGGCCCGGGACAATCCCGGCAGGGCGCAGCCCACGGAGGCGGAAATGCAGAAGCAGGCCGTGGCACTGAATGAACTGCACGAGCAGAACGGCGTGGCATGGGACACGATAGACAACGTGCTGTACTTCGCACTGAACAGCCAGTGGTGGGGGAAGAAAGTGCAGAGCACCTATGACATGAAGCGGTATTTCAACGAGATATTTGCCGACATGGTGAAGGAGCAGGGCGCGGTGAAGGAGTGAAGAACACATGGAAATAGGCGTGATCGAGAAAGCGCCGGCGGCGGAGGTAGCGCTGTGGCAGCAGGACTACTCCGGGGACGCGGAACGGGCGGTGATCGGTTCAATGCTGATTGACGCGGCGTGCGTAAAGGACGTGCTGAACGCGGTGGAGGCTGACGACTTCTACATCAACACCAACCAGGAGGTATTCACCGCCATACGGCGGATGCACGTGGCGGCGAAGCCCATAGATGGATTGACCGTGGCCAGCGAATTGGAGCGGGAGGGCCTGTACAGCAGCGAAACGCGCAACTACCTGCTGCAGTGCATGGAGATCACCCCCACCAGCGCCAACGTGCTGGAATACGCCGGGATCGTGCGGAAGAAGGCGGAGAAGCGCCGCTTCACCAAGGCGGTGATGGAGGCGCTGGCCACGGATGAGGACCCGCAGGCGGCTGTGGCGGCGATATGCCACCAGAAGATGCGCTCACGCCGGGGCGGACGGCTGAAAACCATGTCGGACGCCATGAGCGAGGCCATGAGCAGCATCAGCGGCAAAAAGGAGGGGCGGATAGACACAGGTTTCCCACTGCTGGACGCGACGCTGAAAGGGCTGTGGCCGGGGCAGCTGATCCTTGTGGGCGCGAGACCGGGCTGCGGAAAGAGCGCCATGTGCATGGAGATGACGGAAGCCGCCGCCATGAAGGGCAAGACGGTGCTGCACATCACGGCGGAGATGCTGGCCGGAGAGGTGGGAGAGAGACTGCTGGCCAAGCGGGCAGACGGCGTGACGATGGACCAGCTCATTGACGGGATGCCGGAGGATGAGGACTTGTGGGCCAGCGTGGCTGAGGCGGCAAGCTGGGAGAGCCGGCTGCCGGTGTACTTCTATGACGGCCCGGATGTGACGGTGAGCCGCATACGGGAACTGGCGCTGGGCATAGATGACCTGAAAATGATCGTGGTGGACTATCTGGGATTGATGATCGGCGAAAAGGACAAGAAAGCCGAGAACCGCAACCTGGAACTGGGCGGAATAAGCCGGGAGCTGAAGCTGCTGGCGTCGGAGTTGGAGATACCCATTGTGGCGGCGGCGCAGCTGAGCCGCACGGTGAACGAAACGGACAAGCCGAAGCTGAACTCCCTGCGCGACAGCGGCGAGCTGGAGCAGAACGCGGTGAAGGTCATATTCCTATGGAAAACGGATCCGGGGGACGAAACACAGGTGGGCTGCACGGTGGCAAAGAACCGAAGGGGCCGCACAGGGGACGTGAATTTTTATTTCGACGGGTCGAAGATGACCTTTACGGAACTGAGCTATCGGACAGACAACGATGAGCCGGTCGACAAGTTCCACCAGCGGCCACGGAGGCGGCGCCTGGAAATGGGCACGGTGGAGGGGGACTGAACCGATGGGATTGACAATGGAGGACATAGGCCGCTTCGGGCAGAAGGCTCAGGCGCAGATATTGCAAAAAGTACAGGCGCAGAAAGCAGCACAGGAGACGGAAAAGGCCGCAAAGCCGAAAAAGGGAAACAAGCTCCACGCCGAGAAAGTGGACTTGACCATGCCGGACGGCACGCTGATGCACTTTGACAGCAAGCGGGAGGCGCGGCGGTACATGGACCTGTGGCTGATGCAGAGAGCCGGTGAAATATCCGGCCTGCGGACGCAGGTAAAGTACGAATTGATACCGAAGCAGGTACACAAGGACGGCACGAAGGAGAAAAGCATAGAGTACGTGGCCGACTTCGTATATGAGCAGGGCGGCGAGACGGTGGTGGAGGACAGCAAGGGCCTTCGCGATACCGGAAACGCCTCATACAGGCTATTTGTGATGAAACGAAAGATGATGCTGTATTTCCACGGCATCACGGTGAGGGAGGTTTAGAACATCATGTACGCAATGCAGGGAACGATGAGCGTCGGCGCATTTATGCGGAGCCTGGGCAGCGCCAAGGCACCGTGGCTGACGGTGGATGCCGCGGCGGAGAGCCGGCGGCAGGAACATTGCGGAGAGACAGGACGATTTTTGAGCGGCGCGGTGGAGGACAGCCAGCATGAGCCGCAGGAGCGCATAGACACGTGCATGAACTGCCCGTACCCCGAGTGCCGCAACTGCTGGGAGCAGGCGCGGGACCGGAAGCGCAAGCGGAAGCAGTCAGCGCGGGAACTGGCGGACAGCCTGCGCCTGCGCCGGTGCGGGGAGGTGTAAGCCCATGACGACGGTGTATATGATCGTGTCGCGGGACAAATATCGCCTGCCCCGCTGGTGGGGCACCACGACGGAGGAGCTGGCGCGGCTGTCCGGGCGGTCCTACGCCAGCACACGAAGCGCGATATGTGAGGCGTATCGAAACGGCGGACGGTTCGGGTGCTATGAGGTGGTGCACATTTCGGAGGACGACGGGAATGGGTAAACAGCATTTGAGCAGGGACGACCGCATCTTTATGCGTGGCAAGCTGCAAGGCACACGGGAGAACATGGACATGGTGGCAATGGTGCTGATGGACAAATGCGGCTGGCACGTCCAAGAGGAGACAGCGGACAGCCGGGACACCCACAGCATCGCGTATCTGTACGAGTGCCTGGAGAAGCTGGCGGAGGAGATCAACGAAGGCCGCATCAAGCGGAAGCACATTAAGGACGTGCTGAAGGACGAGTGCGGCGTGGTGTTTGGAGATTAGGAGGTGATTTAGGTGAAACATTTAGGCGATATTACGAAAATAAATGGGGCAGAGATTGAACCCGTTTGGTGTATTACAGGTGGTTCACCTTGTTAGACAGGATCTATCCATCGCCGGGAAACGCGCCGGTTTGGCGGGAGCGCGAAGCGGCCTGCTTATGGAGCAGGTACGCATCGTAAAAGAAATGAGGGAGGCGGACAAAAGGAATGGACGGACAGGTGACATGGTTAGACCTCGGTATCTCGTGTGGGAAAACGTGGTCGGAGCCTTTAGCAGCAACAAAGGAAAAGACTTCGCAGCCGTGCTCGAAGAGATCATCAAAATCGTCGAGCCGGAAACCCCCGGTATTGAAGTGCCTGAAAAGGGTTGGCCTACCTGGGGAGGGTATCACGATGAAATGGGAGGACGATGGAGCGTGGTGTGGCGAACTCACGACGCGCAATACTGGGGAGTGCCCCAACGCCGTCGTCGTATCTCGGTTGTCGCAGATTTTGGAGGAGACACCGCATCCGAAATACAATTTGACGGCGAAAGCCTGCCAGGGGATATTACGGCGAGCGGAGCGTCGGGGGAAGGATTTGCCGAAACTGCTGAAGCAGGTGCTTCTTATGCAGTCCGCATCAGGGGGGGCTGTGACGGAGGAGGAAAAGGCGCGTTAGTGCAGACGGAGAAAAGCGGAACGCTGGGAACGGGCAACGATCAGACGATTTTCTGCATGGCCACACAGCAGGGAGGTGCGGAACTGCGGACAGACGACCGAGCGCCCACACTGACCGCTGCGGCGGGCATGAGTGGGAACAACCAGCCGGTTGTATGCGCCGGTTTTAAGCTGGGTAACAGTGAACAGGCGAGGAGCATCGGCTATCAAGAGGAACTGTCCACTACATTGAACGCCGAGTGCGGCGGGAATAAGCCAGCTGTGGTTGCACCAGCGGTGGCGCTGGACATGACACACGCCTGTGACGTCATCCGCGAGTGCGGAGAGCAGGTCCCGGCGTTGCAGGCTCGAATGGGGACAGGCGGCAATCAAGTGCCGCTTACATACCAAGATGTGACGGGTACGCTTTCCCCAGGCGCTCATGCCGGGAGCTACAACGGGCAGGACGCATACAACGATATGCTGGTGTGCGGGGCAATACCGGACGTGGCGCACACGCTGCGGGCGAAAGCAAACTGCGCTTATCGGGAGGACGCGGAGACATACCCGGTGCAGAACATGGTGGTGCGCCGATTGACGCCGTTGGAATGTACACGCTTGCAGGGATACCCGGACGGATGGGTGGACATCGGCGAGTGGACGGATGAGAAGGGCAAGAAACACAAGGACGCGGACAGCCCGAAGTACAAGGCGCTGGGCAACTCCATCGCCCTGCCCTTCTGGGACTGGATGCTGCGGCGTATGGCGCGGTATCTGCCGGAGGGTGCGACGCTGGGGAGTTTGTTCGACGGCATCGCAGGTTTCCCGCTGATCTGGGAGCGCATACACGGCAGAGGTACGGCGCGGTGGGCAAGCGAGATCGAGCCGTTCCCCATCGCCGTGACGAAGAAATGGTTTGGGGAGGAATGACATGACAAGAGATGAGATCGTGACCGCGCTGCGGTGCTGTGATGGTGGAGAATATGACGAATGCAACAAGTGCCCGCTACGTGATGGAATCAACTGCCGCAACCTGTTAGACCTCGCCGCCGCTGACCTGATCGAGAACCAGCAGCGGCACATCGAGGCACTGATGAAAGCCAACGACAGCCTGAAGAACGCCATTGCGCGGCGGGATAAGCAGATAGAGGACATGAAGCAGGGCATGGCACAGCTGGCAAAGGCTGTGGCGGTGAAGGAGGAACACGATGGATCGGTTGACTACGTACAGCAAGGGAACCACGCATGAAAACGGCGTATGTTGCACACATTTTCTCGGCCCAGAATGCATCGGAGTTGGCGGGAACTGCGCCATGAATTGCAAGTGGGAAGAAGCGGCGTGGAACCGCCTTGCCGCCTACGAGGACACGGGGCTGACGCCGAGAGACATCAAGGAATTGCTTGATGTGGCTGTGTCGAAAACAAACAAGGTTTTGCGGCTTAAAGAAGAATTGCACACCATAAAGAACGAGCTATGCCAACACTGCGGGAAGTACAAACACGCACACGAGGGCGCCTGTGACGGGTGCAGATGGAGGGGAATGTGATGGCAGTGGTGGATATTTTTATCACGGACAAGAAGTACAACGTCATCTACGCTGATCCACCGTGGGCTTATAGGCAAAAGCAAATGAATTTCCAACATTACGATGAAGGGAAAAAATATGAGAACGGCGTAAATGAACATTACCTCACCATGACGTTGGATGAACTGAAGGCGTTGCCAGTGAACAAAATCGGTGCAGACGATTGCTTGCTGTATATGTGGGCGACCAGCCCCAATTTGGATATTGCTATAGAATTGGGCAAATCATGGGGATTTGAGTATAAAACGGTAGCTTTTGTGTGGGATAAGCAGAGAACCAACTACGGCTTTTATACCTTGAGCCAATGCGAATTATGTTTGGCGTTCAAAAAAGGCAGAATCCCAAAGCGGGCAGTAACAAATGTGCGGCAGTTTTTAAGCGAGAAATTGGGGAGACACTCAGAGAAACCAGCAAAGATCAGAGAAAGAATCGACACCATGTATGGGCATTTGCCCCGCATTGAACTGTTTGCCCGCCAACAGGCGGACGGCTGGGACTGCTGGGGGAACGAAGTGGAGGAGAAGTAAATGGATGCTGTGAAGTTTATCAAAGAACGCGACCGAATGTGCCGCTTTTACCACCATGCCGGGGACTGCTATCAATGCCCCGCAAAAGACTGCGAGTGTAGTGCATTGGAGGGAATGGTTGATGATGACAACATTGTGACCATCGTCGAAGAATGGGCTGCTGAGCATCCTCGTAAAACAAGACAGAGTGTGTTTTTGGAACAGTGGCCAGATACACAACTTGACAAAAAGGGTAATGTTATCATTTGCCCTAAACAGTTATGCAGAGGTGAAGAGTTTAACAAACTCATAGCTGCTTGTCGTGGAACGAACTGCTATGAATGCCGACGTAAGTTCTGGGGGAAGGTGGTGCAGTAGTGGGCTGGTTATATGCCTTGCTCGGCGTGTACTGTATTGCGCTGCTTATTACCGCCATACACACGATGTATAAGAAGCGGAGCTGCACTGTCTTTGCAGTTTTTGTCGCGGTTTACGTAGCGGCAATAATTGCCATTGTGGTATCAGAGATATGCGGATGAGGAGGTGGAGTGATGGAAAATTTGTTGCAAAACATTGCCAGCGGGCTGTGGATCGTGATAGGCATTCAGGTCCTTGTCTGGCTGAAGCATTGGAATAAGAAGTTCAGTGAGTTGTATGACGAACTGAAGCATGAAACGGGAGGAGTTCATGGACGATGGGTGCCGTTCCATAGTGAGGTCGCGGGAGATATTCAGTATTGCTCCGCCTGTGAGATAGGGTTCGCGGCCAAGACGGACTACTGCCCACACTGTGGCGCAAAGATGGATGGTTCGGCATGAAGATATACAAAAATCCGTGGGTGACGCGGGAAAGCTACTTCGTAAAAACCGGCGCGGCAAGATCGGCAAAAATGGAAGCGGCGAAAAGCACTGGCTATTCCGTTGACTTCTGGGACGGCAAATGGAAGGTACGCAAGGCAACGTACTATAACAAATCTTTGGATGAGATGCCTGTGGTGTGCGAGAACAAAGTGAGCATACAGGCGGTCATCGAAAAGGCTGTATTGGACGCGGTGCGTGGCTTTGCTGGGGGCGGAAAGTCGGATGGAGAGGAAACGCCGCAGGCGGGGTGGCTTCCGGTATACGAGAGCGAGATAACCGGGTGGGACCCCGCGCTTGCAGGGCGCGATCTAATCGGCGGCTACGCTTGCTCGAAGTGTGGTTATGAGGCGGTGTATAGCTGCAACGATGAATACGTTTTGTCGGATTATTGCCCCGGATGTGGGGCGCGAATGGCCGGAGGGGCGGAGTGATGGGAGAGCACAAGCACAACCCCACGGCCACCGCCGCGAAGAACGGCGAACTGCCGCCGAAGAAGAAGCCGATGGGCACGGCGGAGAGCCGGGAGTGGGTGTACGCATGGATGCGGAAGCACACGCCGTTGGGCATTATGGAACAGGAGATAAGGAGGAATTGTGATGGCGGAATATATTAAAAGATCGGCAGTGTTTGAACAGTTCGACAATGCCGATGCGGATGTATGCGAAACAGACGACTTCGGTGGAGTTGACTATGGGTTTGGCATGAAGAACATCAAGGAACTCATAAATTCCATCCCTGCAGCCGATGTGGTAGAGGTGGTACGCTGTAAGGACTGCTATCAATCAGTGGTGATCGGAAATGTCCTGCACTGCACCTATTGGAGCAAGGACACGGACGAAAACGGATATTGCCACGAGGGAGGATAAGCCAATGGCTGAATACATTGATCGAGCAGCGGCAGTAAAATCTGTTTTGCGGATGCGTAGACCGGAGAACAGCGTGGCTCAAAATAGGATGCTATCGATTATCCAGATGGATATGTTGAAACTTCCCACCGCTGATGTTGTCCCGGTAGTGCGGTGTAAGGACTGCAAATACAATGTCGGAACAAAAAAGTGCTTGAACCCGGACAGCTTTTTTGCGGTGCCGAAGGACGATGACTTCTGCTCCTACGGAGAGAGAAAGGAGGGTGCGGAGTAATGTTCTGCTGGATATTCACCCGCGCTGCACAAATGGAGGACCACGAATTTACAGACGATGTAGCATACTGCTTCTGCTGGACAAAGAAACAGGCTATTAAGAGGTTCGGCCAGCTGTATGACGATGTAAAGCCATTCGAGGTTGATAAGGTGGTGTTTGACCCATTCAGGCGGCTGCCGGTCGTGGTCACGGATTATTGAGGAGGTACGGAGCAATGGCGGAGATCACGCTGAAATACGCAGAGGGATATGAGGTACGCTGCCCGCTGTGCGGTACGCCGGAAAGCAAAAGCCCGGTACGCTGCCCGGACGCGCAGAAGCCGGGGGCGAGATGGATAACGTGCAGCAAGTGCGGCACGTCGTACAAGCCGCCCATGTGGCACGCGGCGGGAGGAGGAAGCTATGCTCACGTTTGACCCCGTGAAATGGGGAGACACGGAGCTGGAGAGGTGGAACGGCGTGGTAACGGTTATGCGGGTGAAGATGCACCAGTATATGGGCTGCGCGGGGACGACGCGATGCCCGGAGGAGTGCCGGTATAAGCACCTGTGCGCGTGGACAAGGGACGTGCAGATCATGTGCGGAAAGGAGCTGAACAGGCGGAGTGGAGACCAAAAATAACTATGCGCCAAAGACGAAACTATACGCACCGTTTGAACTGCTGAAAAAGATCCTGCCATCGCGGGAGAGCGTGGCACCGGAGGAACTGGAGGAATATGACCGCTTTGTGGGCAGCAAGGACGCACTGGGAAGCGAGTACGAGGAGTTCCTGAAAAAGTTGTACGGCTGCAGCCATGAGTGGGGCGAAACGGTGCAGGAGGACGCATGGCTCGATCTGCGGAGCCGGAAGTGCCGGAAGTGCGGCATCATACACTGCCAGATACGGGACGGGGAGCTGGTACTGGCAGAATACTACGAAGAGAAAACGGAAAAGGAGAGATAACACATGAAAACCATCAGCAAATATGAGGCATACGTCATAAAGGCGCTGCGGACGATGGGCGTGAGGGAGGATCTGGCAGGCTTCGACTACACGGTGGAGGCGGTACGGCTGGTGCTGGAGGGCGCCGTGGAAAGACCGATACAGTGGACGAAGAAGGGCGGCGTGTACGAAAAGGTGGCGGAGAAGTTCGGCATGAGCGACTGGCGCGGCGTGGAGAGGTGCATACGCTACACCATAGATATGCTGAAAAAAGAGGGCGACTCAAGGAACTACCGGAAGGTGCTGGACGTGGCCGCGGACAGCAGCATGAACGTGGGCGCATACACCAGCGCGGTGGTCAACTATGTAAGGCTGCAAGCCTATGAGGAGAGCCGGATGGTGGACCTGTCGCCGGCCATCGGGTACGCGCAGAAGGGCATGGCGCAGGTGCTGGTGACGGGCCGCGACCTGGACGTTCAGCTGTTGACGCCCAAGGCGGATGTGGGTGTGACAGCCCCGAAGGACAAGGCGGAGATGATGTCGCTGAAACCGGAGAACATAGCGGACGATGGGGCGGCGGTGTGCAAGGAGACAGGGGCATTTATCGTGCCGGAGGGGTGGAAGGAGTGCAGCATTGAACTGGACTGAAAGACTACGGCGGAAGCTGATACATAAACTGGGCGGCGTACTTATGGACGAGGTACAGCCACGGCCCGTGGCTGCGGCGGAAAGCTACACGATGGAGGAACTGACGTGCCGATATTGGAAATTCGGAAGAGGGCAAGAGGATGAGCGCTTCAAATGGGACAACCTTGCAATCATAGCTTGCAAGGCGGACAAGGCAGGGCTGGTGGAGTGGAAAGAAGTGCCACGAGAGGAGGAACCGGCGCTGTATAAAGCGGTGGAGGGGATACCGGGCGTGGAGGATGCGGTGCTGATGCGCGGAACACTGCGGGTACTGCGAAAAGAAAGAGGGTGAGCGCATGAGGGACAAGAGAGCAAAATACCGACGCTGGGCGGTGGTGTACATACTGCTGGCGCTGCTGATGGCGGCAGTGCTGGCGCTGCTGATGGCGGCGGGTGTATATAAAACGCTTGTGGGCGTATTGTGCATGGTGGTGGTGGCAGCGGATATGGCGTTTCTGGTTGCGGGCAGCGCGTACCTGTGGAGAGAGGGGTGGCGGGAAAAGTGAGCGGAGTGAGGAAGCCGTGTGAGAAATGGCGCTGTTTGCCCAAGCGCAGCTGCGACCTGTATATCCCGATTAAGGATGAGTGCGCGGGACTGCGGGAGCTGGTGTGCAGCGCAAAAGGGAAGTGCCCGTTCTTCAAGACAAAAGAAAGGGCACGGGCAGACAGGATCAAGAGCATACAGCGGCGCAAGCGAATGGGCGTTCCCATATCGAATACGGAGGCGCAGATGCTGCTGGAAGCGGGAAAACTGCCGGACGCGAAGGAGCAGTGAGATGGCGGCAAACGAATTATTCCCTAAAAGACTGCGGGCACTGCGGGAAAGACGGCAGATCAAGCGCCGGGTGCTGGCGGAGCTGTGCGGACTGAGCCAGCACATGATACGACGGTACGAGGAGGGGGAGATGGAGCCGAAAGCCTCATCGTTGGAGGTGCTGGCGGACTACTTCGAGGTGACGGTGGACTATCTTTTAGGCCGCGAATAAAAAATTTGGAAAGGGACTTAAAAGTCCCTCACATGACGGAAAACCTGCGAAAATGGTACACGAGAGAGTGGATAATTCTCTTTTGTACCATTTTTACTATCCGAAAGGAGCGCAGGATGGCCGAACTTTTACCTATGGACGCGGAAAAGCAGCAGGCGTATTACGACCAGCTTAATGATGCGGTGGGGGAGAGTTTGGCTTATTTTTATGCCTGCATACGCTTCAACAAGCCCTTTGACATGAACGCGCTGCCGGCAAGCGGGAGCAAAAACAAGTGGACGACCTACTGCGATAAGCTGGCAAAGAAAAAGCTGGACCGGACGCCGGGGGGCGGAGAGCTGGGCTTTCTCGACGGGCTGACGGACATCACCAAGATATTCGGAGAGGGGCTGGAGAACGGCAACTTCACCAAGGCGGTGAGCGCGGAGAAAAGCGCACGGGATGGCAGGCAGGGCACCAAGCGGCAGGCCGCAGACTGGGGCGAGGGCACGGGGAAAGTGCCATACACCAGCGAGGACTACAACGAGTTTGACCGGATCTATAACGCGCTGTGCGCTGACTTCGGCGGAGAGCAGGCGGTGAGCGCCAAGCAGCAGCTGATCCTGCGGAACGTGGCAAAGTGGACAAAGCAGATGAACGACGCCGCGGAGATGGGTGCCATAGACAAGGCCAAGAAGCTATCCAGCATGATACAGGAAAACCTGGCGTCGGAAAACCTGCGGAAGAAGGACACGAAACCGGTGGAGGACCTGCGGACGGACAACATGGTGGTGGCGCTGGAGCGGGCAGGACTGCTGAAAAACGGGAAGCCCTGCGAACCGGACGAGGCGTTCCGTATATTCTTCGGCCGGCCGTGCAAATACCCCTACACGCGGGATGCTGCCGACCAGATGATACTGATAAACGAAAACCGGATGCGGCAGAACGATGGACTACCGGAGCTGACAGAGCTGCCGGATGAGATGCGGCTGGAGGACAATTTGGGCGAGTTTGCAGAGGAACCCAACGAGGCGGAGAAGGAAGCCTACGAAAAGCTGGGGCTGGTGCGGATGCGCCCGGTGAAAAAGAAGAAAAAGCCGGGTAAGCCGAAAGCGGACGCAGAGGATGTGAACACAGATGGCGAGGCGAACGGGTAAAGCGTATGTGGCCGGTCTTGGCTGGGTGACAAAAAAGCCCACGCAGGAACGCAGCTACGAAAATTATGAGGATGCGTTCTGGGCCTTTATTATGTGGGTATTCAGATGGTACCCGGATAAGGCGTGCGATATATTCAGGAGCCCGTCGGCGGACTTTGCAAACGAGGAACTGCTGCAGCGGGTGATGATGCGGGTATACGCCCGGAAAGCCTCAGTATCGTTTACGGGAACCCGCGGCATGACAAAGACTAACACAAAATTCAAATATGCACTGGTAAACGGGCTGGTATGGCCGGGAACCCAGAGCGCCTACTATGGACCAAGCTACAAGCAGATGGCGACCATAGGCAGCAAGACCTTCCGGCAGCTTGAGCACGATTACCCGGCACTGGCGAAGCAGTGGCGGGTGACGGCGGAGAGTAAGGATGACTTCAAGATAGAGACCGACTGCGGGAGCGCCTTTTACATTTCCGCCATGCGCGGTGACAACATTCACGACGTGACGGCGGAGGAGTACGCACAGGAAGAAAATCCGGCGTTCGACTTCGCAGAATACACGACGGTGGTGCTGCCGGCTGTGCGACTGACGCATAATGTAAACGGTAAGCCGGACCCCAACTATATCCCCTACAAGGATCACGCCATTACCAGTGCGGGGCGGAAGCAGAACCATGCTTACGATACGCGGTGCGAGAATATGAAGGCCATGCTGGCGGGCGAGAGCGCCTATGCCTATGACATATCGTGGGAGTGCGTGGTACTGCAGCAGATGCGGCCCTATTCTTGGGCGCAGAAACTGCGAACAAAGCTGACGCCGGAGCGGTGGATGCGCGAAATGGAATCGCGCTACACCGGGGCGGACAGCAATCCTATCGTGCGGGACGAGGTGCTGACAGAGTGCCGCAAACTGATGATCGCGGAGAACCGGCACTGTGCCTACGACATAGGCAACAAACTGAAGCCGGAGGACGTGATCTATATCGTGGGGTACGACGTATCTTACGCCGACGACAAGAAGAACGCAAAATGCGCCTGCGTGGTGTTGAAATGCACACGTCAAACGGACTGGCTGAAGCGGGACCGCTACCTGAAGCAGGTGCCGTATGTGGACGTTTGGAACCCACCGGTAAAGAGCATGATGCAGGCGCAGCGGATCAAGGACGTGTGGAGCCGCTTCTGCTGCGACGGAGGGGCCGCGACGTACCTGGCAATAGACGCATGGCAGTACGGCACCAGCGTGGTGGAGAACCTGATGATGGACCTGGGAGACGGCCTTGCGCCGCTGTGTGTGCGGAACCACGCCAGCTTTACGGAGCTGGAGCAGGAAAACGCCGTGCCGTGTTTGTATCCCATCAAGGCGGGCGGCGCGGGCGTGACCGACCCGGACGCGGAGATGGTGCGGTATGCGGAACTTCAATTCGAGAACCGGAATGTGGAGCTGCTGTGCTCTAACGTGAACGAGGGCGTGGAAAACTACAAGAAGTACCACCGGATCAAGGACGACAGCATGGACGCCATGCTGGCCGACCCCTACATAAAGACCCGGGAGCTGGTGGGGCAGATACAGAACCTGAAAAAGGTGGCCAGCGGCACGACCCAAAAGGAAGAACGGATAAGCAAGCACATACAGCGCGATATATGGTCGGCGCTGAAATATGCGCTGCGGGTGGCGCAGATACTGGAGCGCGAGGAGCTGGCGCAGGCGGTGCGGCATAAGAGCGACTGGGACGCGGAACTGGCAAAATACAAAAACCGCGCCGCGGCACCGCACAGAGCGGCGGCAGCCGGCGCGGGAGGCCGCACGGTGACGGCGCGGCGCGGCGGGAGGATATGCTGAAATGGCGGCAAGGAAGTACAGACTGTACGCAGCGCGGGTGACAGGCGAAACGGTGGCGCTGGCGGAAAAGGAGCGCTTTGTACGGATAACGGCGGGGTATATGCTGCTGTACCGCACTACGGCGCCGAAAAAAATGCAGACGGTGGAGATCAAGGGCGCGGACTTGAAGCGCCTGACGGAGCGAGACCGGCTGTGGCTGGCGGACTGCATCGCGGCGGCGCTGGCTGACAGGGTGAAAAAGAACAGGGCTGACACGCAGAAGCGGCTGAACGAGCTGCTGGATGCGTGGGAGAGGGAGCTGGAAAAAGAGCGCTCCCGCATAGACGAGGAGGCGGCGCATGGAGCAGGAGAAGCGGAGGAATCTGACAAGTGAATTGCAGAGCGTAGCCTGCGGCACCTACCCGGAGATATTTCAGCGCTTCAACGCGCTGGCGGAGCAGTACGGCAATATGCCGGCAGGGGCGCTGGCCAGCGCCTTCAGCCGGGTGAGCATGAGCCAGTCGGCACGGGTGAACCCCTACATTCAGAACCGAAGGGTGCAGGCCATTTCCTCGCTGCCGGAGGACTATACCAAGAATACGGTGGCAGAGATGCTGACCGCCCCGCTTGGCAACGAGCAGGGGCTGCGGCAGGTGGAGCACGGGCTGGAATTTACGGCCTATCCGCTTTTCCACACCCGGAAGATGTACCAGGATCTGCTGACGTATCACAGCTACATCGCCCCGGAGTTCACCGATAAGGACACGGCAAAGAACGACGAGTTCTGGCGGGAGTGGAAGCTGCTGGAGAAGCTGCGGCGCAAGCTGGACGTAAAGACCACGGCCCACAAGCTGGCGGGGCAGGCGGTGCAGGAGGGCAAGGTATTCTACTACCCCCGCGTGAGCGTGGACAAGCCCCACAACAAGGTGAACTACGCTTTTATGCAGCAACTGCCCAGCGACTGGATAAAGATCGTGGGGTTCAACAGCGTGTCGAAGTACACCGTGGCCTTTAACATGATGTACTTTCTGAAGCCGGGATGTGAGCCGGCGCAGTTCGGGGAGCTGTTTAAGCCCTACTGGGGCATATTCACCCAGGTGGCGGCGAGACCGCCCAAGGGCGCGGGCACCCGGTATGTATACGCGGCGAAGAACACCATCAATATGAACCGCTTTACCGAGCTGAAAACGGCAGCGGAGCAGGGCGGCGGCGTGCTGCCGGGAGACCCGGACGTATACTACCAGAACGGGAAGTGGTGCTACTGGGTGACGCTGCCGGTGGACACCGTATACCCCTTTGAGATAGACGACGCGCAGACGGCGGTTGTATCGCCTCTGACGGGACTTTTCCTGTCGTTTATCCAGATCGCGCAGTATGAGCAGATACAGCTGGAACTGGTACAGAACCCGCTGATCTCTCTGCTGACGGGCGAGATCGAATACGACGACAACAGCACGAGGCAGCAGTCGGACAGCTACAAGCTGAGCAACGCAGGGTGGGAGCTTTTCCGCACGAGGTTTTACAACGAACTGGCGGAGAACAACACCAGCGGCATAGGCTGGTACGCCGCGCCGCTGAAGAACATGGAGCTGCACCAGCTGGCCGAGGCGCCCAGCGCCACGAAGATAAGCTCCGCAGGGTACGGCTACACCATGGCGAAGGCGGGCCTGAGCGCACTGATACCCACCAGCGACGAGCCGCGGGCGGGCGTGGCGAATATCAGTTTGCAGATAGAGAGCAAGTTTGCCGAGCAGATATACCGGTGCTATGAGCGCATGATGCAGGGCATCCTGGACGGGCTGAACCTGAAGTATTCATGGAGATTCGCCATGTTTGGCAACATCGCGGAGGACGAAAAGACCTTTGAAAACGCCAGACAGGGGATGACGCTGGGCATACTGCCCCAGACCATGCTTTACATGGCGATGCTGGACATGAGCGTGATGGACGACATGGCCATCAGCCGTGCGGTGAAAGAAAGCGGCATTATGGACCTGCGGCTGCCCCTTGTGACCAGCTACAACGCCAAGCAGAGCGAAAGCGGACTGCCGCCGCAGGCGGCCCACGACATGAACCCCGGAGGGAGACCGGCATCGGAAGGGGCGCCGGGGACCGAGGGACAGGAAGCGTCAGAGGACGCGGGAGGCTGAGAAGAAATGGGCATGACGGCAATACTGACGGCGGACGACCTGCACGAGATCAACCGGGAGCTGGCCCGGGGGAACGACGTGGAGATACGCCGGACGGCGGAGGGACTGGCCATAAAGGCGCATACCGTACACACGGTGAAAAAAAAGAAAGGCACGGCACTGCCGATGCCGACAGACCGATAGGGCGGCGAGAGCCCCTGCGACAGTGGGGAACGAAAACAGAGAATGCGGCTGCTGTGACCGAAGGCTTGCGCGGATGCGCGGGGTATTGAGGTAGGCGCAATGGCCGTGAAAAGTGGATAACCGCGGCAAAGGGGCCGCGGTAGAAAGCCGAATGGGGCTGCGCCGGTGGAGAACACCGACTGCAGCCCCATTTTTATTTTGCGGAGAGAGGGAGTGAGGACATGAGAGCACAGGAATACGCCAGCTGGGATAACCCGCGGTTCGCGCCTATGCGGGAGCCGATGCGCCGGGTGATGGAGGCATACGGCAATGCGGAAAAGTGGTTTGCGGACATCAAGGACCGGGTGCTGTGCGACATGGGTATGCCGTTTCTGTCGGATGCCATACACAAGCTGGAGCACAAGCAGCCGGAGCGGATAGACGAGTTCGCGGAGATACCCCACGACTACCACCTGCGGCTGATGTACCCGGGTACGCCGGAGCTGGACGAGAACTTTGACAACGACCTGGACCGGGTATTCGAGGTGTGCGTGGCCATTGTGGACGGTGTAAACGAGGCACTGGGCGGATTTATCCGCGCCACGGCGGATGGGGAGTTCAACGCGCTTTCCCTGAAGGCGGAGGAGCTGCAGATCGCCAACACCGACGACAGGCGCAAGCTGCTGGATGCCTGGACCATGTGGGACCAGGGGGGCATGAGCCGCGCCACCTTTGACAGCTGGTGCCGAAAACTGTTTGAAGGCGGTGAGGACGAATGAGCACGCTGAAAACCAAGGCGCTGCCCAAGAAGGTGAGCGCCAGCGGCACGCTGAAGGTGATGCAGAAGCTCAACGAATACGAGTTCGGCGTGGAGCTGTGGGTCCTGCGCGAGGGTGAAAACCGCAACAAGTGGGACTATCGAAACCTCGCGGAATACTACAAGACCTTCATCGGGCAGCCCATACTGATCGCTTATGTGGGGCAGCAGGTGGGGGACGGACACAACATGAGCAAGCGCCGGGATCCCAAGACCGGGGAGGAGTACCAATCCTTCATGGAGGGGACGGCCGAGCGCATCGTGGGAACGCTGTCCGATGACGAAAAGGACTTTACCCTTGTGGAGAGGGGCGGTCATACATGGCTCAGAGCGAAGGGACGGCTATTTGCTTTTTACGCCCCGGAGCTGACGCGGAAGATCGTGGAACAGGGCACGATGGACGTTTCCGCCGAGACAATGGTGTCGGAGAGCCACAAAGAGGGCGATGTGGACGTGTTTACAAAATGGTCGGGCATAGGCGTGACCATTCTGGGCGACAGGGTAAACCCGGCGATACCGGGTGCGAGCATCGCAAAGCTGGCGGCCATGCAGGAGGAATTTAAGGAATTGAAGCTGCGGGCCGCGTCGCTGCACACAGCCGCAGAGGGCAGCGACGGCAAGGAACCCGACAAAAACACAAAAAAAGGAGTGAAAAGCAACATGAACAAGAGAGCGATGGAGCAGATGCAGACCAAGTTCCCCAACCACAAGGTGCTCTCCATGAGCGAGGACGGGCTGAACGTGGCACTGCTGGACGCTTCCGGCAATCTTTTCGGCTACACCTTTAACGCTGACGACAACGGAGAGGTGATCGCCAGAAAGATCATGCCCTGCGCAGCGCACATCGTGCTGAGCGTGGGAGAGGTGGAGCTGAACGCCGATGTGGCGGACGTGGTGGACTACACCGTGGCCTCCGTGAAGGAGACCGACGGCGATGTGAAGAGCCTGAACGCCAAACTGGAAGCCGCCAATGAGCAGATCAGCGCCATGCAGGAGGCGGAGAGCAAGCGCCGGCTGAGTGCCTGCAAGGCTTCCGCCAAGGCAACGCTGGACGCCTTCAACGCCAACCGCGAGGAAAAGGTGGCGGAGGACGCCATCAAGGCGGTGAACGAGAACATCGAGGCCGGACTGTACGCCAACAGCTGCGACAAGGACGGTGCGTGGCTGGGAGAGAAGCTGGTGCGCGAGGCGGTGCTGGCCGTGTGCGGCGAGGCCGTGATGGAGAGCGACAAACGCAGCGCACAGAAGCGCAAGACCACCTATGCCTGGGAGCACATCGCCGGCAACAGCGGCGAGGGAAGCGAGGGTGTGGACGCTCTGCTGAACAAGTGGGGCATCGACGCCGGCAAGTAAAACGAAAAGGAGAGTGAACAAACATGGCATACATTGAGAAAACCGCGTTTGAGCCGCGGATTACCAACAACGAGTACAACGAACTGTGCAACATCACGGGACGCTATCAGGTGTCCGATGCGGATGCGGACTGCTCCGCTGGCCTTCTGGTGGTGCGCGGCGAGCAGCTGCCCTGTGCGGGCTTCAAGGGCGTTAAGAACGAGAACGCCTTTTACATGAACGCTGCGGGCGCTGCCGCCAACGCCGACACCGGCGTGTACGCCTGCAACACCTACGAGTGGCCCACGCTGGGCGGACGCAACGGCAACAACTACGCCGTGGGCACCGCCACGCTGGGGCTGGGCGTTCCTGCGGGCCGGGACGGCACCTTCACCGAGATCGTGTTTGACGGCAAGCACGCTTACCGCTTCGGCGAGGGCAACGTGAACGGCGCTATCGGCGAGAACACCATCTTCACCATCGCCAACGGCCTGCTGGTGCCCGCCGCTGCCGCCCCCACTGCTACCGGCGCCATCTACTTCAAGCTGAAGGGCACCGGCAACTTCACCGAGGGCGCCGGGCAGAGCTTCGTGTACTACGACGTGTGGGCCTGCAAGGTCAGCACCGTGACCGCGTGACAAGAGAGGAGAGTGAGTAAGAAATGGCAAAGCTGAACCTGAACAGCGTTTCCAATGAGGTTTTCGCCATTAACGGAAACGACCAGCGCGAGGACATCGTGGCCAAGGGCCGCGTGCTGTTTTATGAACACGCCCTGAAGGGCAAGATGGCCGTTCTGAGCGCCAAAGGACAGAACACCACCGTGCAGCGCACCATGAACGACCGGGGCTACAAGCAGCTGAACGAGCAGTTCCAGCGGGAGAGCCTGCTGTATGCCGCCAAGCTGGCCTGCGCCAGCACCGGCAAGAAGGCACCCGAAAGCTGGGAGGAGTTCAAGCGCAACGGCGGCGAGTATTACGGCAACGCCCGTTTCTACGCCGTGCTGCAGGGCATCTGGCAGGAGGTCATCATCCCCATTCTGCCCGCCGTGTACTCCGAGGCGCTGAGCGACTTCGCCGAGACCGTGGAGATCGAGTTGGGCCAGACCTACGCCGTGAGCATCGGCAGCAACGACATCCCCGTTTTCCAGGACTCCAGCTGGGGCGCAAGCCGCAGCGTGCCGCGTAACCGCTTCTATTCCCGCGATTACACGCTGAACCCAACCCCCAAGAGCTGCTGGATCACCGCCAAGTGGATGCAGCTGGTGGGCGCCAACATGGACTTCGGCGTTTTCTTCGCCAACATGGTGGCGGGTATGTACGCCAAGACCATGGGTATGTGGAATGAGGCCATGACCACCGCCACGGAGGACACCAGCCTGATCCCCACCAACCTGAACTTCACCTTCAACAACCAGAACTGGGTGAAGGGTGCCAACAAGATCGCCGCGCTGAACAACACCACCATCTCTGACGTGTTTGCCACCGGCGGCACCGTGGCCCTGAGCAAGGTACTGCCCAACACCGTGACCGGCTCCACCAACGTGAACATGGACGCCGCTATCGCCACGCTGCTGGGCGCCGACTACACCAAGGCCGGCTACCTGGGCGAGTTCATGGCGGTGCGCCTGATGCCCATGCGGGACGTTATCATCCCCGGCACTCAGAACACCACCGTGGAGACCATGCTCAGCGAGAACGACATCTGGATGCTGGCTGGCAACGGCAGAAAGCCGCTGACCATCGGCTACACCAGCGGCACGCCCATCTCTATCGAGATGGATCCCACCCGCACCGGGGATTTCGAGATCGGCCTGAACCTGACCATCGCTCTGGACTCTGTGGCCACGTTCGCGTCCAAGATCGCGCACTTCACCGTGTAAGGAGACCCACACCGGGGAAGGGGCGAAAGCCCCTCCCCGAATATGCGGATTTAGTTTAACCGGGAAAACGGCGGTCTCCAAAACCGCAGTTCGGGGTTCGAGTCCTCGCGTCCGTGCCAGATGAAAACGTTGGATCGTTTTCGCCCGAAAGGGAGTTTATGGGGGCGAAAGCCCCATACGGAAATGTAGCTCAGTTGGCAGAGCATCTGACTGTTAATCAGAGGGGCGCAGGTTCAAGCCCTGCCGTTTCCGCCATAAGGATGTGCGGCAAAGCCGCGGGTATGCAATGCGCCGACGTGTAAACGGGGCAGCGGTGGGAGCCTTGACGCATTGCGGCAGATAGAAACAGACCATGAAAGGAATCTGAAAGGAGCAGAAAACATGGGTAAGCAGAAGAAAAGCGGGAACAGACTGGCCGCGCAGATCGCGGCGGAGGAAAGAGAGGACGACCAGGTGATGCTGGCACCCCAGCAGAGCGCGGACGCGCCGGACGAGAGCAGCGCCGTGAACGCGGCGGCGCAGGAGAATGTGCAGGACGCGGCTGATGCCGCGGAAACGCCCGCCGCGCCGGTTACGTACACCGCCGAGCAGGTGCAGCAGATGATGCAGGAGGCGGCGGCCAAGGCGGTGGCGGAAGCGCTGAAGAACATCCCCCAGCAGACCGCGCCGCAGATCGTGCAAGTGAGCACCAGCGCAGAGCAGGTACATTTCCTGTGGATGGCGCCGGTGGCGGACGACAACGTGGTGCAGTTCGGTGACGGCGGAATGTACGGAAACATCGTGGGCAAGACGGGAAGCTTTTATGTGCCGAAGCCGGACCTGAGCCGCATATTGACGGAGATGAACCGCCGGTTCATGGCGCAGCGGTGGCTGCTGGTGGTAAGCGGACTGACGGACGAGGAGCGCGAGGCGCTGGGCGTGGACTACAAGCCGGGTGAGGTGCTGGACAAGAGAGCCTTTGCCAAGCTGGTGGAGCTGGGCGACGAGCTGCTGAACATCTACCCGGCGCTGTGCGAGGGACACAAGGTGATGGCGGCGCAGATGTACGCCGACGCCTACCGACAGGGCAGCCGGTATGTGACGCGGGAGCGCACGGTGAAGCTGAACGCGCTGAGCAAGCGCAAGGGCCACGAGAAGGGCGACTTCATCACCATTATCGAGGACATGAACGAGAAGGACACGAAGTAAGGGACGTTTGACGACACTGGCGGAAGGAGGGAACGGCCATGATGCAGGGCGATGCCTATTCGCTGCCCATCGTGCTGCGGCAGGGGGAACTGCTGATAACGCCGGAGATGGTACTGCGGCTGGAGATCACCATAGGGAACCTGACGAGGACGTACCCCGGCGTGGTGCGCTACGACGAGGAGAACGGACAGTGGCTATTCCCGCTGACGCAGGAGCAGACCTTCGCCTTTAAGGCCGGGAGGACGCCCCCGGTGCAGGCACGGATTAAATTCAACGACGAGAGCGTGGTGGGGGCAAAGGGCAAGACCATATACGTCTCCGCAAGTCGGTCCAAAGGGGTGATGTAAATGGCGCTGCAGCAGTTCGCGGCGGAACAGAAGAAGAACGCCAACGCCAGCACCGCCCCGGTGGGGCAGCCCGTGGTGGAGATAGAGATACGGGATGTAGTGATACAGACCGGGGGAGAGATCATCCCCACCTACGAGGGCGAATATGAGGTAACACCACAGGTGGACAAGCCTGTTGTGCTGCATACAAAAGCCAAGCGCATGAACGACGATGTGACGGTGAAGAAAATTCCTCAGTACGAAGTCAGTAATGCCGCCGGCGGAAAAACTTTAACGATAGGAGATGTGGAGTATGGCTAATCAGTACATCAACAAAGTAATTCTGAACGGACAGGTAAAGATCGACCTTACCGCCGACAGCGTGGTGCCTGCCAAACTGCTCAAGGGCATTACTGCCCACGACAAGACGGGTGCGACCATCACGGGTACGTGTACCTTTGATGCGGATACCTCCGGCGCTACCGCGTCCGCTGCGGAGATCCTGCTGGGCAAGACCGCATTTGTGAAGGGCACGGAGGTCACTGGTACGATGCCCAACAACGGCGCTGTGGCGGGCAACATCACCACCAAGGCGCAGGTGTATACCGTGCCCCTGGGCTTCCACGACGGAAGCGGCACCGTGCAGATCGCCGAGGCGGAGCAGGCCAAGCTCATCGCCACCAACATCCGCGAGGGTGTGACTATCCTGGGCGTGGAGGGCACCATGTCCGGCAGCGAGGACATGAAGGCACAGGCCAAGACCGTGACCCCCACCTTTGCCAGCCAGGAGGTCCTGCCCGACGAGGGGTACAACTGCCTGTCCAGCGTGACGGTGAACGCTATCCCCGTGAGCGAGACGGACAACGAGGCCGGCGGCGTGACGCTGACCATCGGCGCCTGAGAAGCGGAGGAAACGAGGTAAAAGGGCGATGGCGAAAAACGTAAACAAGGTCGTGGTGGACGGCGCGGTGAAGCTGGACCTGTCAATGGACAGCGTGACGGCCAACACACTGGCGAAAGGCGCTACCGCCCACGACAAAAGAGGGGCACCCATCGTAGGAACGATGACAACGCCGCAGATCAGTGTGGCGGGCAGCGTGATGACGATAGCCTGACGGAGAGGAACAAAACGCATGGCGAGAGATGTAAAGATCAACGGCGTGACCTATACGGGCGTCTCCGTCGTGCAGGTGCCGCTGGCCGAGGGAGGCGCGGCACGGTTCATGCAAGTCAATGGTGAGCCCGGAGCGCTGGAAAAGTGGAAAGCGGGGTTGAAGATAAACAACTCCACCTACCCGAACATCGGGCAGATGCGCTTCCCACTGGCGGAGGGCGAAGGCTACGCCCTGTACCTGTACGGAAACGGAGACTGGGAGGCGACCTACCGGGTGGCTCCCGGCTCCGTGGTACAGGTGGGAGACTTTGTAAAGATCACGAAAGGGCTATTCCCTTCGGCGACACTGTATCCGTCGGAAAGCCTGTATCCACAGGCGGAAAAGGCGGGACTGATGCCCAGCAGCAATCTATACCCCGGCAGGAGCACATATCCCAGCAACGCGCCGCTGGTGGAGGGGCTGGGCGGAAATTCGACCGGCGCGGACGGCGTGGCACTGACGGACGGCACGGCGGGAGAACTGATAACGATCTATATTCCGGCATAAGGAGGGGAGAACATGGGGACGAAGTGGAGCGAGGTCATATCGAACCACGCGATGGTGGCCATAGACGACGTGCGCTTGCAGGAGGAGGCAGCCAACGACCCGGCGGCGTTCCTGCGGAGGATGAGCCTGTATATGGTGAACGCCATCCCCCTATTCTCCCTGCCGGTGCAGATGAGAGCGTATCTGAGTGAGGGGCTGGTACAGCCCAGCTACGGTGACTACTACTGGACCAGCAGCGAGGACAGCCTGGTGGGAGAAACGGAAGTGGACACCGGAATGGTGGGCTACGAGCTATTTTCCTGCGCCATTGTGGAGCAGGATGTGACGGGCGGCATGACGGCGGTGCCGTACACCGGGGCGAGCTACAACGCCGAAACAGGCGTGGTGACGTTCCCTATACAGGACATGGCGGGAATAAACTACACGCTGGACTTTTACACAGACGGTGAATTTGGTCACGAGCTGACAATGGAGCAGAAGCGGATACTTGGGCTGTGCGTGGCAAGCGTATGGGATGAGCGTTTTTTCCGCAACTGGCTGAACGACCAAATGAAGATAAAGGACGCGAGCTTTGACACGGTGAACGAGGGCACCTATATGAAGGAGGGCGCCGCGAAGCAGGAGAAGAACCGGGCAAGGCTGATGGACGAGATGCACAAGTATGAGCAGGACTGTACGTTCCTGAACACGGTGCAGAGAGGCCGGGGCGGGTACGGACGATACCAGTTCCTGTGAAACGGGGAGGTGACGGGCGATGGCGGACGTAAAGAACAATCTTGGCAATATCGCCGCAATGGCGGAGAGACCGCAGGCACCCACCAACCGCCCCGCACAGTACAACGACAGGCGCAACCCCTACTTTGGAGATCCAACGGCGCGATTCGTGCAGGCATACGGAAAATACGCCAGCGACTACACCGCGTGCCGGGTGCAGGGGCTGGACAGCGACCCCAACAACTTCTACGAGTGGAGCGAACAGCTGGTACGCCTTGCCGATGCGCGGAAGAAGGGCAACGCCATAGACCGGCCCATAGACAACTATAAGGAAGTCCTGTTTGTAAACCGGCACATCGAATATGTGCCGGAGGGCGCAAAAATGGAGACAATGGGCTCCACATGGCTGGTGACGAACCCAGCTAACATATCCTCTGCCGTGGGCGGGGGAATCATAAGGCGGTGCAACGCCACATGGAACCATCTGGATTGGTACGGCAACGTGCTGAAGGAACCGATGGTGGTGGAAAACGTGAAGCTGAACGCCAACGCCAACGACTTTCAGGAGACCATGCTCATCATGCAGGGGTACTTCAACATTACCATACAGCGCAACGGCGAAACGGAAAACCTGGATGTGAACAGCCGCCTGATCCTGGGGCGGATGGCGTATCAGATCACCGGCTACGCGGACGTGGCGCAGGAGTTCACCGGAGATGACGAGAGCTGCCGGCTGCTGCGGTTTACGGCGCGGATGACGGAGCCGGATAGGGAGAAGGACGACCTGGTTCGCCGGGTGGCCAACGCCTATCCCTTCACCTGGGAGGTGAACGTGAGCGGCAGGGCGGCCATGAGCACGGGAGAAAAGGCGAAGTTTACCGCCGCATCCCTGCGAAACGGAGAGGCGGCGGACGGAGACACAGAACACCCCACCCGTTATCTGTGGTACAGCAGCGACGAGAGCGTATGCCGGGTGGACCCCACGGGAAACGTGACGGCGGTGGGCGAGGGAGAGTGCACCATCACGGCGGTGCTGGTGCAGAACGAGGAGCACTACGGCACCTATGCCGTGACGGTGGCAGAGAGCGTAAGCGGCGTACACTGGCAGACGGATCCGGTGGAGAGACTGGAAGCCTACGGCAAGACCGTGCTGACGGCCATATACACCGAGAACGGCGCGGAGACCGGAGACGCGGTGGAATGGACCTTCACCGGGGCGGCGGAGGACAGCTACACCGCAGAGGTGGACGGCAGCACCGCCACCGTGTACTGCTGGGGCGGGAGCGTAAAGCCTTTGACGGTGACGGCAGCCTGCAAGGGCAAGAGCGTGAGCACGGACATCACACTGGAGGGGTGGTAAGAACGATGGCAAAGCCGATATGTGAGCACGCCTACCGGAAGGTAGGGGAGATCATCATACGGTGCAGGAAGCAGACGGGAGAGCATGACTTCTGCTGCTACCAGTACCACTGCCCGGACAGCGGACGGTACGAAAACGCAGCGCAGTGGCGGCACTGCTCACTGCGCTGTAGGGAGAAAAAGTAAATACGTGAGGGAATTTCCATTATGAATCTGAAAGGAGCAGGAGAGATGGAAAACAGCATTAAAGAGCGCAAGCCCATTACCATGAAGGAGGTATTCGCCAAGGCCAACGATTATGTGCCGCTGATGGAGAAGGCGGCCATCGTGAGCCACTGCGCGGAGAGGTGCATCGACCGGGTGGTGGTGGATACCGGGGAGCGCTTCCGGGGCGATGTGCCGCCCATGTACCGGGAGAACGGACAGCGGAAACGGCGCTACCTGATGGGCATACTGGCACGGGCGTATCTGCGGCTGGACTTCGACGGCTGCGAGGAGGACAAGTGGCTGATGAGCGCCGACGACTACGATCTGGTGGGCGGCGTGCAGCTGGTCAACCAGATAGACCGGATGAAGAAGCAGAGCGACGCCCTGCGGGACAAGGCGTATGACCTGCTGGCGGATTACCGGGACCTGGAGAAGATGCTGAACACGGAGATCAACGCCAATCTGGCGGTGATGAACGATGTGGTGGCGCGGATGGCCATGAGCAGCGCGGCGGCCATGACGCCGGAGAGCATGAAGGAGCTGGTGGAGCTGGCGGAACAGGTGCAGAAGGGAACAAAATAATATTCAAAACGCAACGGAAATAAAAGTTGCAAAAATATCAAAAACGCAACGAATAATACAATGTTTCATGTGAAACAATTAGGAAAACGGAAAGCGGGGTGAGGGCGTGAACACAGATTTCGACAGCCCCTACTATCCATTTGAGCGTGTGGAAACCGGTTACGGCACCTTTAAGGGTGCGGAGAAGATACCGAAAAAGATCGTGAACTACCTGCTGGACCTGCCGGACAGGAACGGGTACACGCCCGTGGACGACAACGCAAGACCCCGGGTGCGGCTGATGAAGTACATCTGCTGCGACGGGGCGAACCCACTGGCCCAGCCACTGCCCACGGCGGAGGAAAAGCTGAGCATTGTGTTTGACGGTGAGTCGCCGGCGGTGGACACGGAGGAGCAGAAGGCAAAGCACCCCAAGGGGTACAGGCTATTCCCGCTGGAATACTGGGGACAGGCGCAGAGCATGGCGCAGACGGTGGTAAAGGTGTACATCGGGCGGGTGATTCCAAAGACACCCTTTACGGCGGCGGTAGGAATATACTTCGACATACTGTGCAACTACGGACACGAGACCACCACACGGACGGACGATTACTCCCGCAGCTATGACATGGAGCAGTGCATCATTGAGGCACTGAACGGCGTGAACATAGGCGGAGCCGGGGTGATGACCTTTGACAGAGGGGCACACGCGGACAACGGGTCCCACGCCATATACGACCAGGGCATGAACGTGGGACGGCGCGTGCACATGAGCCTTGCTTGGGCGGACAGCGACGAAGAAAGCGTCGTGACTACATTCTGAGAGAACGGAGGGCGGCGCAATGGATGAAGTGACTTTTGACCACCGGCTGACGGAGGTGGAGCAGCGGAGCAAAAGCAACACGCACCGCATAAACGAGCTGGCAGAGGAGCAGAAAGCCCTGAACGAACTGGCGACCTCGGTGGCGCTGATGACCCGGGAACAGAAGGATATGCGGGATGACCTGTCGGAGGTCAAGAAGGACGTAAAGAGCCTGACGAACCTGCCGGCGAAGCGGTGGAACGACGTGGTAGAGAAACTGGTGTGGCTGGTACTGGGCGGCGCGGTGACGGCGCTGCTGGTACAGGCGGGGATCCATTTATAAGAAAACTGCATAATCAATAAGGAGTATAGAAATTATGAATAGAGTAATTTTCTATAAAACAGCAACGTGTCCGTACTGCGGAAAGCTGGCTACGTTTGCTATGGATGAAAAATGGAAAAAAGTTTGCCGGTGCATGGTGCTGGAGCCGGGAAATGAAGTCAAGGCTATTATCGTAAAGGTGTTTCGTGAGGGAGGAAAAGAGCTGATATGCCGATCTCACAGAGCATAGAAAGGGCCTGCCGCAGGTACGAGGAAGTACAGGCGGAGGGACTGACGCTGTACCCCATCCTTGTGGAGGAGATGGAGACATTCGAGTTGGCGCGACCGGGCATTGACATCGTGCAGCAGAGCCTCCCTGTGGCGTATGCTGTGATGCCGCTGCTGGCGGCCTACTACAAGATGGAGTACGACGCGATGGGGCGCGGAGAGGAGACAGTGGGGCTGCTGTCAAGGGCGCTTTTGATGCTGGCGCTCTCCCTGCGGCTGGGGAGAGGAAAGCCGTTGGACGAGCGCTTGAAGGCGTTTCGCTGCAAGGTGGACACGAAAGACCCCAGCCGGTTGACGGCGGTGGAGTTCGTGCTGCACGGAGAGGAGCTGTGGCGCATTACGCCGGTGCAGTTCCAATACCTTCGGGAGATCATCGCCGCACAGAACGGAATTGAGCTGACGCCGCCGGAGGCCAACCCGGAGCTGGTGGAAGCGCAGCGGGAGCTGGCGGAGATGAACGGCGGCGCAAAGCTGAGCGGAGATGCGTGGGAACGGGTGGCGACGGTGGCCGCGCTGGAACACGCGGAGGAGACGGAAATAGAGTCGTGGCCACTGCTGAAGCTACAGACGAAAGCAAAAACGTGGCAGCGGATATTGGGGTACATGACCTGCACCATCGCGGAGGCGAGAGGAACACAGTGGAAACGGGGCAACCCGTGGCCGAGCCTGTTTTATGACCGGGTGAGCGACGGAAACACGGCACTGCGGCCCGTGGAGGAATCGACACGGGGCATGGGACAGGCATAGAGAAGGGAATAGGCCCTGCAAGCGGGCAGGGCGGAACGCCAAGTGGGGCGAAGCCAACGGGAAACCGGGGCTTTGCCTCCATTTTTTATATCAAAAAGGAGTGAAAGCAGAATGATTACTTTTACCGATCCGAGACTGTATACCCGCGGCATCTGCGCCGCGCAGTTCGCCGACATGGAAACGGGTCAGGTCCTGCTGAGCAGCAACAAGTTCCAGGAGGGCAACATCACCGTGACGGTGAACGCGGATCCCCTGCGTGCCGGATTGAATAACGGCATTGCCACCATCATCGAGAGCGACCCGGACATCCAGGTGAACTTCACCCAGGCCAACTTCGACCTGCGGACGAAGATGGCCGGCGTGGGCGGCGCTGTGACCTACAACGCTGTGGCCCCGGTGTGCCAGGTGGTGACGGCGAACAGCACCGTGCTGAAGGTGGACGTGACCGACGGCGCCCCTGTGGCACAGTACGCGATGGCAAAGCCCTACGCCTATGTGCAGGAGACCAAGAAGGCTTCCGGCATCCAGCAGGGCGGCATCGCCTATGAGATCGCGGCGGACGGCACCATCAGCGGCTTTACCGCGGTAAGCGGCACCGAATACAAGGTGTGGTACTTCGTGAACAAGCTCAGCGCCATGTGCGGCAAGCTGACCACCGGCATGAACGGCAAGGTGGGCCTTTTCACCGCCCAGCTGGCGGTGTACGGCAACGTAAACGCCAAGACCAACGAGGGCACCCGCCAGGGCTGGCTGTACATCAACGTACCGCTGAAGCTGCAGGCGGACACCGCCACCGTGACCGGAAGCCAGAGCAACTACGACACCACGCAGATCGTGGGGCGCGCACTGAGCACGGATGAGAGCGTGATCTCTGACAAGTGCGAGGACTGCGCCGGCGGCACCCTGGGCTGGTACGTGTACGTGCCGGACAACGGCGCGGAGGTGGTGACGGGCATCGTGACCGCCATCGGCGGCGTTATCAACGTCCCCGTCAGCGGCACGGTGCAGGTGAAGCCCCAGGCGGTGCTGGAGAACGGCCAGCTGGCGGTGCTGGATCCTGCCAAGTGTGCCTACAGCCTGACCGGCGCACCCAGCGGCACCACCGTGAACGCAAGCGGACTGATCTCCGCAGGAAGCGTAGCTGGTGACGCAGATCTTAACGTGACCTTCGTGTACGAAGGCACCACGTTTACCGACCAGTGCGCTGTGAGCGTGAAAGAGTCCTGACAAAAAGGGGAGGGGCTTAATCGCCCCTCCCCCGACGGACCGGAGTTGTTAGTGCTTTCTCGACGGACCATTTATAACGCATTAAACGGGATTCAATCGTACTCGAACCTATACCAGTGATTTGGCTCCATTCCGATAGAGTATGACGTTCACCGTTGTATTCGAGATAGAGATTGAACGCTGTGTTGTTGCACTGCTGCTTTTGCGTTCTCCAGCGGCAATTATCTGGAGAATAATCCGCATCGTTATCACGCCGGTCCAAAGTGCAAGTTCCTTTTGGCGCGTTTTCATCATAACCGGTCTGGATGGCCCAGTTATAGAAAGCCTCGAAGTTAGAGCGCCATTCATCACAGATGCCGATCCCGCGCCCTCCGTATCTATGGTAGCACTTCGAGTGTTCATTGTAGCAGCGGTTCTTCATAGAAAGCCATACGCCATAAAGCCGGGTGTGTCGGAGCCCATGTACGGTGCGAATCGCAGGAACCGGGCGGGGGGACTGCTTCAACGATTCCCGCGCAACATCACGTTGATAACACCCGCAGCTTTTTGTACATCCACGCCTGAGACTATGACCGGCGACAATGGTGTGTTTCCCACAATCACACAAGCAGGACCAATAAGAATCGCGGGCGGAACTGTCGTAGTGGTCGCAAGATTCAACGACCAAACGCCCAAACCTTTGGCCGGTTAAATCTTGGCGAGGCTTACCTCGATATGGGTGGCTTTCCCGCTTCTTACAACCGCAAGATGTGCGTTCTCCGCCAAGAAGCGCAGATTCTCGTACAACGACCTCTTTCCCGCAGTCGCATACGCAGCGCCATCCACGGCGACCACCTTGGCATTTTTCAAAAGCGATAGGGGACAGACGTCCGAATTTCTGCCCAAGCAAGTTATTTTCAATAGATTCCATGTATAAAACCTCCGATAGTTATACCTGCAATAATAATACCACAAAACAAAAAGGAAAGCAACAAAAAATGGGAACGAGAACGCAAGTTTTGCGGGTTGGTTCTTGCAGTTTGTTGATAAAGAGGGGAGGCGCGGGACATGGCGAAGCTGGTGGGACAGTTCAGCGGGTTCGAGCAGGACATGGCCGCGCTGGAAAAGCAGGTGAAGGATGCCTTTCGCGCATCGCGCCCCGCACTGGCGGAGGAAATGCGGCAGTGCTTGCGGGAGCACGTGGTAGAGGACGTATACGACAAGCTGGTGCCGGAGGAGTATGTGCGCCGGCGGGGCACGAAGGGATTGGCGGACATGAACGCCAGCGCCACGGTGTATTCGGATGAGCGGGACGGCGGCATGAACCTGACGCTGCTGTATCACCCCAGCGGCGCAACGGACGGCAACGGAGAACCCATAGACCCCCATGTGGACGGGGACGACCTGGTGAACCGGATCGAGAAAAACGACCCCGCGTACAACTGGGGCAGACGGCCAAAGAACAGACCCTTTTTCCGCAACTTCGTGGAGGAGATGCTGGACGGCAGGGCGGAAGAAACACTGGTGCGGGCCATGAACGGAGCGGACCCCACGCTGGAGCTGGCGGAAGATACCGGGATGATACGGGAAGAGGACGATTGGAGGTAGCGTATGGCGATTTTCAAAGTAACGGCTGTACCTGATTTTTCGCAGCTCAAGGGAGAGATAGCGAAGCTGCAGAGCAGCCCGGTGACTTTGGGCGTGAATACGCAGAACGCCGATGTACAGATAAACGCCACACGGCAGAGTTTGCAGAAGCTGACGGAGACCTTCAGCCCGGAGGGCGAGCTACGCCGGTCCGTGGCGGACTACAGCCGCCAGGTGGGCGAAGTGGTGCAGGTGTCCAAATCGCTGAATATGCAGAGCGGCGAGATGGAGATCACCAGCAAGAAGGTGACGCAGAACTTTACGGCGCAGGCCAAAGCGGCGGAGAGGGCGGCGGCACAGGTGCGGGCGGCCAAGGATGCCTACCGCGCCTATGCGGCGCAGCAGAGCAGCACCTACGCGCCGACCGCCATGCAGAGCCGCATAGAGGACCTGACCGGCGTAAGCGGACTGAGCGGCAAGAGCGCCAAGGAGAGCGCGGCGGTATTTGAAAAAGCATATTTGGACGCCAGCGGGAAGGTGCAGCAGAGCACGAAAAAGGCGGCGCAGTCGGTCAGGAGCGTGGGGACGGCGGCCAAGGAAAGCAGCGGCTTTGCCGACCTGATGGGCGACAGTTTCGGGCGCGTGGCGGCAAAGATGGCGCTGTGGCAGGTGATGGGCAACGCCATTGCCGGGTTAAAGCGCAGCTTCACGGAAGCGCTGGCGACCATGAAGGACGTGGACGACGAGATGGTGACGATACGCAAAGTCACCGGCGCGACCACGGAGGAACTGAACAGGATCGAGAAGCAGGCATACGACACCGCAAGTGCCTACGGCGTGGCGGCGGACGAGTACCTGAACAGCGTGGCAAACTTCAGCCGCGCAGGCTACGGAGAGCAGGCTTCCGCGCTGGCGGAGCTGGCCACCAAGACGCAGATCGTGGGCGACACGGACGCAGAGACCGCACAGCAGTTTTTGCTCTCTATGGACGCGGCGTACAAGTATCAGGGCAGCATCGAGCAGCTGACGAAGGTTCTCGATGGAGCAAATGAAATTGATAACAATTACGCAACGTCAATAGAAAAAATTGCCGAAGGCTTGGGCAAGGTGGCGCCTATTGCGGCGCAGGCCCATGTGGGCGCAGATGAACTGACGGCGGCTATCGGCACGATCACCGCTGTGACGCAGCGGTCCGGCACAGAGGCCGCCACCGCGCTGCGGGCACTTTTCCTGAATATCATCGGCGATACCAAGACGGAGATCGACGAGGGCGTGACGTGGACCACCGGCGAGATCGCCGGATTGCGGGATGTCATCAAGCTCTATGCCAAGGACGCCTACGACGCGGCGCAGGCCACAGGCAGCGTGATAAACCCCATGAAGGCCATTGCCGGTCTGTCCAAGAGCATGAAGGACGGGCTGCTGACTGAGCAGCAGCTGATGGAGATGGTCAGCGACATCGGCGGAAAGCTGCGTACCTCGCAGCTGCTGGCGCTGATCCAGAACTGGGATATGTACGAGTCCATGCTGGGTGACTACGCCGACGCGGTGGGCAGCGCGGACAAGGAAGTGGAAAACGCGCTGGACAGCTGGACCCGTAAGACCGAGATACTGCACAACAAGTGGACGGAGTTCATCAGCCACCTGGTGGAGACGGACACCATAAAGGGCGCACTGGACCAGGTGATCGCGCTGGTGGAGTTTTTGGACAGCGACACCGGACGGCTGGTGATACAGCTGGGGCTGCTGGTGGGTGTGCTGACGCTGGCGAACAAGGGTTTTACGGCGCTGATGAACAGCGGCGTGGGAACGTTCTTCGGAACGCTGACCTCCGCCATAGGCGGCAACGCTATGGCGATCACGCAGCTTTCCGGGCAGATGAAGGGCTTGCTGGCAATGCTGCCGAAGCTGGGCGTGGGTGCGGCGATCTTTGCGGCGCTGGCCGTGGCGATCAGCCTGAGCACGGAAAAGGCGCGAGCCTATGAAAAAGCGCTGAAGGGCGTTGAAACGGCACAGAGTGCGCTGGGCGAGACCGAGGACGAGTACGACACGCTCATAAGCAAGACCGGAGAGCTGACGGAGGCGGAGGAAAAGCGGCTGGAGGTGCTGCGGGCGATCCGCGAGGAGCAGGAGAAGGCGGTACGGGACGCAGAGTCTGAGGCGTGGGACGCATGGAACGAGCTGCACGGCACCGGAGCCGAGGTATACGTTGGCGGCGGCGACAGTGTGGGCAACGGAATGGGCGTTACCCCCATACAGATGGTGCAGGCGGACGTGGAATCGCTGGCGCAGTACAAGGCGTCGCTGAAACTGGTGCAGGACCAGATGGAGGCGGGCACTAAGACGCAGGAGGAGTATTACTACTCCCTGTCGAAGCTGCAGGAGGGTCGCGAGGAAGAAGTAGAAACGATACGCAAGGCGATCAACTATGGCTTTGCGGTATCAGAGGAACAGCGGCAGTTGGTGGCTGCCTATGACAGGGTGCAGGAGATCCTGGGCGTGACGCAAAAGGCCACGCAGGACTACGTAAACAAACTGATCTCCGAGGCGCAGCAGGCAGGGTATACAGGTAAAGCGCTGTACGACCTGGTGGCGGCGCAGATCACGGCCAGCAACACAAAACTGAATTTCAGCCAGCAGATCAGTGCGCTGCGGACGCTGGCGGCCACCATCGGGTACACCACTCAAGCTTACGGGAACCTGCTGAACGCGGGACGGATCTACCAGCAGTCGATGGTGTTGGTCGCCAACAAAAAGTTTAAGACGCTGGAGGAAGCACAATCCTACCTGACGAACAAGGCGTGGAATAAGCTGACCGGCACAGCGCCAAACGGCGGCTGGGGCGGAAGCACAGGCGGATACAGCGGCGGCGGCTCCGGCGGTTCCGGCGGTTCCGGCAGCAGCGCGGCGAAAAAGAAGTATCAGGACGAGATCGATGCGCTGGAAAAGCAGCGGGACGCAGAGCTGGCGGCCATAGACGCGCAGATCGACGCGCTGAAGAAGCAGAACGAGGAGATAGACCGGGCCGAGAAGCTGGAGGAGCTGCGGCTGGAGGTCATGCGGAAGCAGGACGCGCTGCTGAACGCCCGGAACGAGCGCACAGTGCGGATGTACAACGCCGAGTCCGGGCAGTGGGAGTGGATCGCGGACCCGGAGAAGGTGAAGCAGGCCGAGGAGGACCTTGCGGACGCGAAGAAGGACCTGCGGGACTATGAGCGGGAGATGGAACTGGACCTCGCCATTGAGGAACTGGAGGCGAGGAAAAAGGCCATCGAGGCGGCGTACCAGCTGAAAATTGACGCACTGGAGGAATACATCAACGCGCTGGGTGAAACGGTGGCTCAAGAGGAAGTCCTGCTGGATCAGAGTGTGCAGAACTGGTGGGAATGGGCCAACGGGGTGCTGGCGGCAAAGGCAGCTGCGGCAGGCGTGACGATCACGGCGGGCGGTACGCCGGTAGAGGTCAAACGGAACGCGACCGGCAATGCGTCGGGATACACCGAGGTAAAGGTCGGCCACCTGACAGGCGTGCGGAAATCCACCAGCTCCGAGAAAGCCAGCGTATCCAATAAACCGACGGGGAACCTTTCGGATGCCATCAGCATGGGCAAGAACAACATTTCTTTGCCGAACAGTGGAAAGTCAAACCGGAAGAGCATCGTGTCAGGAAGCATTATCGGCGCTGTCAGCGGGGGACGGAAGAAAAAGTACGACAGCGGCGGTGTGCTGCATGGACTGGGCGGCATAAAGGCCACGGTGGACGACGAGATGGTGCTGCCGCCCGACGTGACGGCGAAGATGCTGAAGCCGTCGGCGGATGCGCGGTTCCGGGCCAGGGTGAACGAGCTGGGCGGATTGTACGGCGAGACGCCGGTGAGCCGCAGCGTGGCGGGAAACAGCGATAACCGCAGCTACAGCGACCACAGTGGACCTACCTATAACGTGAAGGGCATCACGCTGACGGAGCAGCAGGCGGAGCACCTGACGGTGGCGCAGATGTGCCGGATGGCGCACAACGTGAAGCCCTACGGAGGATAAGAGCATGGACGAGAACGCAAAGACGCTGGCGGAGCTGGCAAAGCGGTTGTGGGACAACTTTTATGTGCGGCGGGTGCGGGAGACGCAGACGGATATGGTACGGCAGTACCGGGCGCAGGTGACGACCGCGGCGGCAGACGGGAAAATCGGCGTAAAACGACCCTTTGACGAAACGGAGAGTTTTCTCCCCTATGTGAGCACGATGGCGGCGGCCCCGGTGGGAGCGCAGGTGGTGGTGCTGGTATTCGGCGAGGGGAAGAACGCGGGGAACCACATGGTTTTCATGTATGCGGACGGACGGAATATGTGAGAAAGGACGGCTGGACTATGGCGAAAAAGACGCGGCACATTCTGGTGATGAAAAGCGGCAGAGAGATACCGATAACGGGCATCACGGGACGGTACTACATCACCCGCGAGAGTCAGTACCGCAAGGGAAACCCGGATATACGAAAGATCAGGGCGGCCACGGACGAGGAGTGCGACGCGCTGACGGCGGCGGAGGACAGGAAGAAGCGTAAGCGCAGCTGAACGGAGGGTGCGTGCCATGACGGAGCAGGAAAAATATCTGGCGTACCTGAGAGCGCTGAAGGGCCGGTTTCAGAAGCTGTGCCGGCTGCGCTTTCTGAACCCGGACGGGAGCACGGCGTTCTTCGTGGACAATAACCCGCGAAATAAGCACAGCGGCGCCTTTGTTGCCGACGGGGCGCTGACGGTAAATTTGCAAAACGGGGTAAGGCGAACGGCCAGCGTGACGCTGGGGAACGTGGACGGCGCGTTCGACTACAACGTAAACCACCTGTGGTTCGGGCAGGAAATCGCGCTGGACGAGGGGCTGGTGCTGCCAAACGGCGAGGACTACTACATACAGCAGGGCGTTTTCCTGATACAGAGTCCGCAGGAAACGGTGGAGCCGGGACGGCGGCTGATGCAGTACGAGCTGGTGGACAAGTGGGCCAATCTGGACGGGACGCTGTGGGGCAAGCTGGAGGGCACCTATAAGGGAAAGCTGAACGTGAACATCTTTCAGCAGATCAACGCCCTGCTGCAGGACGACAAGGGAAACGGGCGGAAGGTAGACCCCATCTCCCCGGTGTACACGGAGTATTACAACGGCAAGAAGCAGAAGCTGACGGACGGAACCGAAGTAAATTTGGTGGACGCGCCGTACACGCTGGAGGTGGATCCGGGAAGCGGCACATACGCGGAGGTGATACTGGGCTTTGCGGAGATGCTGAACGCCTGGATCGGCTACGACGCCACGGGGCGGATGCGGATAGACCCCAGCCAGGACGACCTGCTGGACAGTGAAAAACCCATCAGCTACGCCTTCTCGATGGGGGAGGCGACGCTGCTGGGCATGACGTACACGGCGCAAAACACCGAGGTGTACAACGACTACATCGTGCTGGGGGCGGCGCTGGACGACAACAGCCAGCCGGGGGCGAGAGCCACCAACAACGACCCCATGAGCGATACCAACGTGCAGCTGATAGGCCGAAAGACGGTGTGGACAGAGGAGGACGGCTACGCAACGGAGACCATGTGCCGGGACAGGGCAGAGTGGGAGCTGAAACGCTCCACGGTGCTGCAGAAGAGCGTAGACATCAGCTGCGGGCAAATCTTTCACATCAAGGAGAACGAGCTTGTGACGCTGGTGCGCCGGGATAAGCAGGGAAGCCCCACGGAACGGCACCTGGTGACAGGCTTTTCCCGCCCGCTGACAGGAGAGGGGCAAATGACCATATCCGCCACCAGCGTGGCGGACTTCCCGGTGGCGACGGTGACGGTGTGGCCGCTGAAAACGGAGACAAAGACATAAACGGAAGGAGGGAAGGACGATATGGCACTTTTCATGCCGACGAATATCACGCCCTCCACGCTGGGAGCGCTGGGCAACGGGACGGTGGACGCAAGCCAAAACATGACCGTGACCTGGCAGGTGGACGGACAGAACGCCATGACGGCGTTTGAGATAAAAATTCTGGCCAACACGGCGGAGAGCGCACAGCTGTACGACTCGGGAAAACGGACGGACAACTGCCCCTTTTACGGGCGAAACGCCAAGGGCGATGTGGTGTTTTTCAGCTACACGATCACGGCGGAGGCGCTGGCTGCGGCGGGAATCACCAACGGAAACAGCTACAAGCTGCTCATCACCCAGTGGTGGACAGACGCGGACAGCGTGACGCAGCAGAGCGCATCGGTATTCGTGTGCCGGAGCGCACCGGTGCTGACCATCAACGACTTTACGAAGCCGGTGGCGGCAAAGGAGATGACGTGGACGGCCAGCTATTCGCAGGCGCAGGGCGACCCCATTATTTGGGCGCGGTGGCAGATTGCACCGGCAATGGACACGGAGGACGTGCTGTACGACACGGGCAACGTGGCGACGGCACAGCTGGCGTTTTACTACGACGGCTTATTCACCGGGCAGGAATACGCCGTGCGGTGCCGGGTGGAGACCAGCAACGGCGTGGTGGCAGACACGGGCTGGGTACAGTTCGCGGTGCAATACAGCGCCAGCAATTATACCGGCGCGGTGGTGACGTGCGTAAAGCGGAAGCAAAGCGGTGTGCTGGTGTCGTGGCCGGGTGCCTACGACATACCGGGCACGGCGGAGGGCGAATACACCATCCGAAACGGGGAGCTGAACCTGAGCACCGGATCCACGGTGACATGGGACACGGTGACGGGAGAAGCGATGGCGCTGACGACGCCCATAAGCATCGTATGGAAGGGAACGGTCAAGGCGCTGCCGGCGACGCTATTCAACCTGACCGGCGCGGACGGAAAGTCGCTGACGGTGACGGTGAGCACAACGGCGGTGCGGGCTATGCAGGGCGGCGCGGAGATAGGCCGGGTGGACGCCGCCTTTGCCCCGGAGGATGAGCTGACGGTGGCGCTGACAGGCGGAAAACTGTATGTGCGGCGGCGGTATGAGCGGGGACTATTCCCGGCGGAGAGTCTGGAACCGTCGGTGCGGTTATTCCCCCGGGCCAGCCAATTCTCGGTGCTGAAATACATGGCGGACGCGGTGATGGCGGACATGACCGTGGTGAACGTGAAGCTGGTGGGCGCACAGGTGTGCGACTACCTGTGGATAGAGGAGGGCGAGTTGACGGACACGGTGGTGGCAGCACTGATGAGCGCAGCAGGGTACACACCGGAGTTCGGCGACAAGACGCTGCTGCTGGCGGACTTTGCCACAGACCTGCGGGGCGGCAACATCGTGGCGGAGGAGCCGCTGACGGGCTGGGCCGTATACCGCAGAGAGGAGGGCGCAGCGTCGCTGGTGCACGTGGCGGACGTAGGGTACGCGGAGCGCAGCGTGATCGACTGCGCGGCGGCCTCGCAGGGAACGTACACCTACTACGTATTCGGCGTGGGGGAGAGATCCTTTGTGACCACGGCGCTGCCCAGCCAGCCGGTGACGGTGTGCTTGTGGGACTGGACGATACTCTCCTGCGCGGAGGACGGCGACAACGTATACCGGGTGGAGGAGCTATTCCGGTTCAGCCTGAACGTGGAGAGCGGGACGGTGAGCAACAACAACCGACCGACGCTGCTGGAAAACTTCACCCGATACCCCACGGTGCAGATGGTGCCGCAGCTGTACCAAAGCGGCGAGCTGAGCGGCTATATCGGCGAAGTGGGCTCCAATGCGGAGTACAGCGACACGCTGGCGAAGCGGGACGCGCTGTTTGCTCTGGCGCTGACGCAGAACACCTTATTCCTGAAAAACCGAAAGGGCGAGGTGCTGCGGGTATTCGTCAACGCGGAGATCACCTGCGAGACGCAGGACAACACGCGGCAGCAGGCGCTGATCTGCGCGGTGCCGTGGGCTGAGACCGGGAGCGCGGAGGGCGCACAGATACTGATACGGCAGGGCGACGCCCTGTGGACCGTAGCAAAAAATTGACGGACGAAAGGAGCGAGGGACGATATGGCAGGTTACAAGAACCCCGGATGGAACAACGGTGCGCCGCCTGCACTGAACGCGGAGAACCTGAACGCGCTGTGCAACGAGGTAGAGGAGATGAGCACAGAGTTCCCGGAGAAGCAGGACATAACGGACAAGCTATCGCTGACGCTGGCGGCGGCAAGCTGGACAGGGAGCGCAAGCCCCTACACCCAGGGCGTGACCATCACAGGCGGAACGGCCACCAGTCAGGCGGACATTCAGGCAGACGCAACGGCGATACAGCAGATGCTGGACGACGGCACCAACGCTATCTACATCGCCAACAACAACGGAACATTCACCGCCTACGCTGTGGGCGAAAAGCCCACCGCTGACCTAATCGTGCAGGTGACGGTGTACGACGTGAAGGAGGTAAGCTAACGATGGTTATTATCGGTAAATCGCAAATAGCGGGGGGGGGTACTGCTAAACGGTTAGAGTTTGAGTACACCGGTGACTACGTGACGCGCAGTGACGGGGTTATTGAACTCCGCAGTAGCGGCACATTTACATCTCTTAAGGCACAGAGTGTAGATGTATTTCTTGTTGGCGGCGGAGGTGCAGGCAGAGCGGGGGACAACAAAGGGTCTGCCGGAGGCGGGGGCGGATTTACTTTAACGGAGTCGCTTTTTCTGGGGGAAGAAACTACTTATGCAGTCACTATTGGCGCGGGAGGCGCAGCCATCGGGACATCTCCCTCCGTAGAATATGCGCCGTCTGGCGGTAATACAACGTTTGGAAACTTAGTGGTAAACGGAGGACAAGGCGGCCGGAGACAGTATCGCAACGGTGGGACAAGGTCGGATGGAGGAAATGGGGGCTCTGGCGGAGGTGCATCTGCCAAAGGTGGCACCAATGGGGCAAATGGAAATCTTGGGCAAGATCCAAACGCAATCGCCGGAACAGGGCAAGGTACCACGACCCGCGAATTTGGCGAATTGGCTGGGAAACTGTATGCCGGTGGAGGAACAGCCACGTGGAGTGGTGGAACTTCAAGCGGTGTAGACGGTGGCGGCGGTGCATCAAACTCTGCTGGGCAAGCAAATACCGGCGGCGGTGGTGGAGCTACTGGTGGCACTCTGCCTGCTTCTTTTGCTGGTGGCTCTGGCATCGTGTGCATAAGGCTACACAAAGAATAAACACGGCCTCCGTTTCGGAGGTCGGGAACGGAGGTTTATATGGCAATTACAGGCAGAGCGGTGACAGCAGGGGGAGGCGGAATTGCCAATCGGCTGGATTTCACCTACACGGGCGGTACATTCAATGAGCGTACCGCAGACGGTGTAGTGGAGTTTTTGGAAACCGGTATCCTTACGATGAAAAAGGATACGTATGTGGATGTATTCATGGTTGGCGGTGGTGCCGGTGGTGTGACTGTTGGATTATCCAACAGCGGCGGAGCCGGAGGTAGCGGTGGATGCACAAGAACTATTGTAAACGCTTTGTTGCGAAAAGGGGTGGCATACCAAGTTGTTATTGGCGCGGGCGGAACCGGTGGTGGCAACTCCGGAGGGGAGACTTCGGCTTTTGGCTATACGGTTTCAGGTGGAACTGTTGCCGCCGGGGGTTCTGGAGGCGGAAAAGGAGGCGTCGCCGCAACCGGGCAGGTGAACGCCGGAGATGGCGGGTCAAACGGATCGGATGGTGGGAGTGTCGGATCTCCGACAACCGGAAGCCCCGGAAAAGGACAAGGCGCTACCACGCGAGAATTTGGCGAAGCAACCGGTAAGCTGTATGCCGGCGGCGGTGGCGGCGGCGCGGGAAAATACGGAGACATTGGAACTTCGGGAGCTGGTGGTGAAGGGGGCGGCGCAAAAGGTAATTCTACAACTGACGCTACGGCCAATACCGGCGGCGGAGGAGGTGGCGGGAAAGGATATTATGATAGTTCCAGTCCCGGCGGGAAAGGAACTGCGGGGGGCTCAGGTATCGTGTGTATCCGTCTGCACCAAGACGACCCCACTGAGAACGTGCTGAGTGGAACGTGGAAGTTTAATGACACACTTACCATGCCAAGCGCTTTGTTTACAGAGAACTTCGATTATGACGGGACATTTGCCTATGCTGGTTCCAACTTTTATACCGTGATGGGCGCAAGAGCATTCTCTACCACAACCGATCTGTGCTTTGGGCATAACTCCGGTGATTTGTCGACAAATTATGTACAGGTATATGACTTTACACATAACATGTGGAGGCAAGCAACAGCAAAAACCATAAAATTCTGGAACCGCTATCAGGTGGTTTCCCCGGAGTTCTACGCATGGTTCACCGCAAACGCCACCAAGATTTCGGATTAAGGAGCGTGATTAAGTGAGATACGCATTGGTTGAAAACGGTGTTGTTACCAACATCATCGAAATGGACAAGCGGAACGAGCAGTTCTTTCCCTCCGCCGTGTACACCGGTGACAGGCCGGTGGGCATGGGCGACACGTACACGGAGGGCAAGTTCTACCGCGACGGCAAAGAGGTGCTGACGGCACTGGAGGAGGCCAACAACGAGATAGACAGCCTGACGCAGCAGCTGGGCGAGGCTGTGGAAACCATCTATCAGGCGGATATGGAGGTTATCGGATGAGCATGATTATCGGTAAAGCGTTAATTGCGGGGGGGGGTACTGTTGACCGGTTAGATTTTACCTATACGGGACAGTACAACGAGCGCCTTGAGGACGGCGTGGTGGAACTGCTGACCAGTGGCGTGATTACGTTCAAGAAGGAAACGCCTATTGATGTATTCATGGTAGGTGGCGGTAGCAGTGGAAATAGCGGGCGAACTACACAGCCTGATAGTGACGCGGATGGAGCTGGTGGTGGAGCTGGTGGTTATACTAAAACGCTCCTAAATATTATTCCGAGAGCAAGGCAGGGATATCAGGTAATTATCGGCAGTGGTGGGGCTGAGCAGACAAGCAACCTGTCTTTTGGCAACGCTGGCGGGACTACTTCTGCGTTTGGTTCTTCGGTTAGTGGTGGAGCACCAAGGACCACCAACAGGAACGTTGGCGGGGATGGGGGTTCGGGTGGGGGCCAAGGCGGCGCCCGGGTTCCTTCAAACCAAGGTGGACTTGCTGGAGGTGTGGATGGTGGAAACGGGGGCTATTATGACGCCGCAGGTTATGCAGGAACTGGCCAAGGCACTACTACACGGGAGTTTGGGGAGGCAACCGGGAAACTTTATGCTGGGGGCGGCGGTGGTGGCTTTTCTAACTACACTGTTGTAGGCGCTCCCAATGGAGGTAAAGGTGGCGGAGGCGGTGGAGGTAATGGTGCAGGATACAGTACCAATGCTACTGCTGGAACACCTAATACTGGGGGAGGAGGTGGAGGTGGAGCGGGAAAAACAACTTCCTCTTCTTTAGAACGTGGTGTAGGCGCTGCTGGCGGCTCGGGCATCGTGTGCATCCGCCTGCACAAGGAAGCGTAACGACAAACTGAAAGGAGAACGACTATGTACAACATTATGACGAAGCTTATCAACAAGCGGTTTTACAAGACCCGTGAGGAGGCGCAGCAGAAGTGCGACGTGTTTTACGCCGTGGGGCGCATCACGGACGAGCAGTACACGGAGCTGTGTGCGCTGATCGAGAGCGTGTACGCAGAATAAGGGGCGGGGAGAATTACTCCCCCCGCCGAATGTAGGCTTCCTCGGCATCGAGCTGTGCCTGTTTGAGCGCAGCAACGGCCTTTTCAAGCTGGGCAATGGCGTCGGTGACGGCGTTGAACAGGGTGAAATACTCGGGCATGGGAACACCTCCTTTCTGTAAGCAGGATAGCACAAGAGGCGTGTCAGAAACGGTCGAAGGGTGTCGAGGGTGCAAAAATAATTTGAGAGGAGAACGCGGCGAATGGAACCGTGGGTACAGCAGATCGCCGTACCGCTGGCGGTAGCGGTGCTGACAAGCAGCGGCTTGTGGGCACTGGTATCGAAGCGGGCGGACAAGAACAACGCGGAGCGGAAGATGCTGGTGGGTCTGGCGCATGACCGCATCATCCATCTTGGCATGGTGTACGTGACGAGAGGGTACATCACGCAGGACGAGTACGAAAACCTCAATGACTATCTGTACCAGCCGTATGAAAAGATGGGCGGCAACGGCAGCGCAAAACGGGTCATGGAGGAAGTAAGGAAGCTGCCCATCAAGCGAGAGGCGTAAAGCCGGAAAGGAAGAACAATATGGATTTTGCATCTTTTGGCATTGCAAGCGTGGCAGCGATCACCGTCGTGTGCTACCTCATCGGCATGGCTGTTAAGGCCAGCGGGCTGAACGACAAGTGGATCCCGGTCATCATGGGCGTGTGCGGCCTTGTGCTGGGCGTGGTGGGTATGTTTATCATCCCCGACTATCCCGCGCAGGACTACATCACCAGCGCGGCTGTGGGTATCGTCAGCGGTCTGGCGGCGACCGGCGTTAATCAGATCACGAAGCAGCTGAAGGACAAGGTGGAGGAGGCCGTATGAACGGCGGCAGTAAGGTCATCAAGATAGCCCGGGAGGAGCTGGGCTATCTTGAGAAAGCGTCCAACGCGCAGCTGGACAGCAAGACCGCCAACGCAGGGGATAAAAACTTCACGAAGTACGCACGGGACATTGACGCCATCCCCCATTTCTACAACGGGAAAAAGCAGGGGTACCCGTGGTGCACCACGTTCGTGGCGTGGGTGAACGTGCAGGCGTTCGGCGTAGCAGAGGCGAAGCGGCTGCAGAACCTGCCGGACGACAGTCTGGGCGCGGGCGTGTACTACCTGAAGCGGTACTTCAAGGCTGCGGGGCAGCTGGGCACTACGCCGAAGGTGGGCGCACAGGTATTCTTCGGCGATGACCACACGGGCATCGTGACGGAGATCGTGGGCAAGGGCTTCCGCACCATCGAGGGCAACACCAGCCCGCAGAGCGGCGTGGTGAGCAACGGCGGCGGCGTGTACGAGAAGGAGTACGCCAGCGTGAAGTCCTCGTATACTTTCGGCTACCCGGATTATCAGGAGAGCGACGAGGATGCGCCTGCGGAGAAGCCGAAGATCTATCTGTCCCCGGCGTACCACAAGGCCAACCAGTGCTGCTATAAGCGTCCAGATGGCCAGCAGTGTTTTGAAACTCTCGAGAACAACGAGTTTCTGGACATTCTGCAGCCCATGCTGGAACGCTGCGGCTTTGACATCATGCGCGGTCCACGCCGGACGCCAATGAGCGACGAGTACGGCCCGGACTATATGTACCGCGCCATCAAGGAGAGCAACAAGTGGGGCGCAAAGGTGCACTATGTGTCCCACACCAACGGCAGCACCAACGGCCCCACCGGGCACGGCACGGTAAAGGGATTTTTGTCCATGTACCACCCCAGCAGCGCCAACGGGAAGAAACTGGCAGAGCTGATGGTGAAGTACCGCAAGGCAATCTACCCCCACGGCTGCCGGACGGCGACGCGGAGCGACCTGCACGAGCTGGACGACACGAACGCCTACGCCGTGTACCAGGAGCACGTGTACCACGACAACCCGGAGGACGCGGCGTGGTTCCATGAGCACATGGAGGATTGCGCCGTGGCGGACTGCAAGGCGCTGTGCGAGTTCTGCGGGCTGGAATATGTGGAGCCGGAGAAGCCGCAGGAGCCGGAACAGCCGGAGACACCGGAACAGCCGACCGTGACCGAAACGTACACCGTGAAGGTGACGCGGAGCGCGGACGGGAAAAGCGGCACGTGGGAGATCGTGAAGTGACCTCGGAGCGCATAAGGCGATAGGATAAAAACGACCGGAGAAATAAAAATAAGCCCCCTGCGGCGCACAGAGCGTCACAGGGGGCTTTCTACTTTAACAGGAGGGTAGTTTGACGGGTAAAAAAGAAACGCCGCAGAGGGCGTTTACGGGCGAAACAGAAAGATGCCTCCCGCCGGGAGTGAAGGGGGGTAACACTCGGCGGCGGGAGGGCTTGAAAAGTGGGAGACGCAACCTGTGTGTAAAGGGAGGGCTGCATCACATTTACTGTAGCACAAACGGGCGGGCGCGTCAATGGCGGGCGACAAATCTTTACGCATTTTGTACCCTCCCGGCCAAAATGTTGGCATTGATGTCCGCCTGACGCTCACGGGCTTCGAGAACGAGGGCGGCGGAGCGCTTGCCGGTGCGGGAAAGCAGACGGCCTGAATAGCGCTGGGTGACGTTGGGATTGGTGTGACCCAGCTTGGACTGAAGCTCCTCCTGCTTCATACCGGCGTTGAGGTCGATGCGGGCGCCTACATGGCGCAGGTCGTGGCTGCGGATGTCGGGAACGCCGGTGACGGCCTTGACATGGGCTTCCACAAGGGTGGAGAGCCACTGGCGGGAGCCGCGCTGCCACTCGCGGTTCTCATCGCCGGTGCGGGGACCGAAGGAACCCTTTGGCGCGGTGTTTCCGAACAGGGGCGCTGTGTCGGGAAGGTCCTTCGGGCGGATGCCGCTGGCCAGATAGATACGGACGGCGGACTGGGCGATGTCGGGAAATTCGATGCGGCGGAATTTGCTGCCCTTGCCGCTCTCGACGGAGAGCTCGCCGTCCTCCCAGTGGAGATCCGCCGGGGTGAGGTCCAGGAGCTCGGCGTTGCGGAGCTCGGTGGTCAGAAGCATGATGACGATGGCGTAATTCCGGGGCCATGTTTTCGCCTTGGCGGTGGCGGGCTTGTCGTTGCGCCAAAGCTTCATCACCTGCTGGTCGGTGAGAAGCACATCGTAGGGACGACGGGCGGTCTTGCGGGTGTCGGGCGTCAGGCGGCGGGAGACAGGATTGTTGGCGTACCAGCCGCCGCACTCGGGGTCGCTGGCGTAGTCAAAAAAGGTACGCAGCCGGTTGACGTAGAGGGCGACGGTGTAGGTACTGCAGCCGCTGTCGATCAGGTTGTCGCGCCACAAAAGGATGGTGGCGTAGGATGGGTCGGCGTAATTCTCTTTGGACTCGATGAAGAAGTTGACGAAGTTCTCCAGCGTGGCGGTATACGCCTCGACGGTGCGGGGGGAAGCGCCGGTGGCGGCGCAGTTTTTGATGTAGGAATCTGTGGCGGCAAGAAGCGTCCTTTCTGGCCTACTTGATCTTGGCACAGGTCATTCCTCCTTCCTGTGGGGTTCGCGTGGCTCCAAAATCTCCACGGTGTCGGGGAGCAGGAGGCGGGCGGCGGACTCGCTTTCGGCGGTGATGAGCATGGTCATAATCTCGCCGTCCCGCTTGCGGCGAACGGTGAAGGGGTATTCGCGCTTTATCACGTTGGTGACGAGCATGGGGTCATTCCTCCTTCTGCATACCGTCCACGCCAAAGGTGAAACGGACGATATTGGGGATCACATCGCTGTCGGCGACAATGAACGTGTCGCAGAATGTGAACAGGGAAGCGATAGCAGTCTTGGTTCTGTCCAGACCGATGAACGGCGTGTGGAGCACGACGGAGACTGTAGCGGTTTCGCTTTCGGGTTTGGGATCGTTGCAGTCTACGGCGAAGTCGGGGCGCAGGGTGAGGGCCGCTTCCTTGAGGGAGATGTACTGCTTGAGTTTTTCAGGGCTGATAGACATGATAGTGTCCTCCTTACAGAATTTTGTCATAGTATAGTCTACCGGCAAATGCGGATTTTGTGCAAGGGATCTGAAAAAATTTTCAGAATTTAGCCGCGACGGAGTGCGGGGACAATATCGGCGATGATGCGGGCGGCATGGGCCGCCTCCTGACAGGTGTTGTACCAGTCGAAGGAGAAGCGGATGGTCTCAAGCGCCTCCTGCTCGGTAAGGCCGCTGGCCATGAGGTTGGCGGAGGCGGCGTTGTCGCCGGAGGAACAGGCGGAGCCGGTAGACACCATGACGCCGTTTACGCTGAGGGCGGCGGCGAGGGCAGCGCCGTAGACGCCGGGGAAGCGGATGGAGAGGATGTGGGGAGCGCAATCCTTGCTGCTTTTGCCGACGGGCAGATTGATGTCGAAATCCACACGGTGGCAACCAAGGGAAATGATAAGCTCCTGAGCGACGGCGCGGATAGCTTTCTCGTTTTCCTCCATGTGGAGGGTGCGCCAGGTGAGGGCGGCGGCCATAGAGCTGACAAGGGGGACGGAGACAGTCCCGCCGCGCATACCGCGCTCCTGTGCGCCGCCGAAGATCATAGGGGCTACGGGACAGCCGCGGCGGACGATGAGTGCCCCTATGCCCTTTAGGGCACCGAACTTGTGGCCGCCGAAAGCCATGTAGTCCGCGCCAAGGGCCTTGAAGTCCACGGGGATGTGGCCTACGGCGGCGGTGGCGTCAAGGGCGATGCGGTGGGGGCGGTTCTTGCGGCAGAAAGCGTACACATCGCTTATCTGCCCGGTTTCGTTGTTGACGAGGGATAGGATGGCGGAGGGCTTGCCGTGGGTAGCGATGGGCACGAGGTATGACCGGGCAGCCTCGCTGACGGCGTGGTGAACGGTGTCATTGTAGTTGATGGCGTCGGTCTCCAGCCGGAGGCATCTGACCATCCAGTTGCAAGCTTCGGTGGCGCCGGAGGTGAAATACACCTCGTCCGGTTCGCAGTTCAGTTTGTCGGCGATGATGGCACGGCAAGATTCCAGTTCGGCCTTGGCCTCGCGCCCAACGGCGTGGGCGCTGGAAGGGTTGCCGAAGATGGCGCACTGTGTGGCGGCACCAAATGCGCCGGGAACGGGCGGTGTGGTGGCGGCATTGTCGAAGTAGATCATGTCAGGTTTCTCCTTTTCGTAAGAGGTTTTGCAAAGTGTGTTGTGATTTTCACTGGCTGTGTTTGCATATTTGCCGATATTCAAAACGCAACGGAAATATAGTTTACAAAACAAGCCGGAGGGCGGTGTGCCGTCCGGCTCGTAATGTGGGATATTTTGTGTGGGTACGGCCCTGCGCCGTCAGCTGTTGACGGCATCCTTGAGCTGTTTTGCGGGCTTGAAGATCGCCACGCGCTTAGCGGGGACGGTGATGACCTCGCCGGTAGCGGGGTTCTTGCCGGGGTGCGCGTCGCGGACCTTGCTGGTGAAGATGCCGAAGCCGGAGATATTCACGCTGTCGCCGGAGCGCATGACGCCGGTAAGGGTGTTGGCAGCGGCGGCGATCACGCGCTCGACGTCGGACTTCTTCATGTCGGTCGCTGCTGCCAGAGTGGAAATAAACTCGCTCTTGGTCATGGAATGTGCCTCCTTTCTGTTGTAGATTTTAGACTGAAACGTTTTATCGCCTTGCGGCTGGTGGGGGATTGGGGACTTGAACCCGGAACCGGGCCGTTATGAGCGGCCTGCTCTGCCGATTGAGCTAACCCCCCAGGGGGTTGGGCGGCGGGCTGCCCAGACCGCGCCGCCCGGAAGGAGAAATCGCTTGGCCTGCCTGTATTCCAACAGGAGCCGGGGAAAATGAACAAAACCCGGTGCTGCTTCTTACAGCCGCAGCATTTATAAAGGAGGTCCTATCTGGACCGCGGACGCCTGTCGCGTCCGATGGAGCAGGAGGCGGGAGTCGAACCCGCATGGCTTGCCGGCGCACGGAAAAGATGACATGAACATTGGAGGTGTTGATGTGTCCGAACAACAGCAGCAGAAAGGAGATTTCTGTGTGTGCCGTGCAAGCGCCCCGACGGCGCTCCTGCGTAGAGAGTGGGGAGGACGGGCTGGGGGATGCCCGCCTCCCCGATGGGGGTGGGGCGTTCCTTCGTTCGCTGTCACGCCCAAATCGTGCTACCGGCTGGTTCGACCCGGCGACACCGCTGCCAGACGCGGAGGTTTCATTCCAGATGGGGGAAGTCATCCATCTGGCGGGCATGGAGCAGCGTAGCGGATTTGAACCGCCACTCCCAGCTTGGAAGGCTGGTGTGCTGACCGTTGAACACTAACGCTGCGAATTTTGCGGGGACACAGTTGGCGGGGTGCCGGTGCGGATGGCTACTGACCTACACGGCGGCCTTGTCCAAAGACAGCCGCCACCACGCCGCTTCCACATCTACAGGTTTCGCCTCGGATTTTCGCCGCACACGCCGGCACCCGAACCAACCACGGAACTTTTCAGCCCTGCGCCGGTACGTCGGTCGCATCCGTTCATCTTTATAAAGCCGGTGCCAGCCAATACATAAATTACTTCGTCCTGCCGCTTTCGTACAGCGCACAGGAAAGACCACTTCCGCAGGCTTACGCTCCGTGCGGCTGCGAGGCAAGAGGTCACGCCTATGGTGCAGACGGTTGGGCTCGAACCAACGGCATCCACTCTACGTGGCGCTCTAACCGACTGAGCTACGTCTGCATGAGGGGGGTGCCGCGCCATATCCCGCTTTGGCGGCGCGGCGGAAGCCTCGTTCTCTTATGGCGCTGGGTGACGCCATTTAGCCGGCAGCCCCGACGCTTCTCCAGATGCCCGAAATGGGCTGGACTGGGCGGCGGGCCTCTCTGCCATGTTATGATACTCGCACGAGAACCCCAACGGGCGGCTGTTTTGGGGCGGCGAGGGCTCGAACCTCAATTCAGTGATCGCGTCACCAGCATTAACCTTTATGCTACTCGCCCCAAGGGGGTGCTCGTCTTTCCGAGCTGCCAGATCTTTTCCGTGCCTCGCTTTTGCCAGCAGATCACAGGCGCAATTACAACATCGAGGCTTGAGGGGCTTACTTCAGGACTTCGCATCACCCATACGGCTGTTCCGCTATACGCTCGTCACTCGCGGTGTCCACGTAGAATTGGAGGTATCGGTGGGGATCGGACCCACGACCTGCTCATTACGAATGAGCTGCTCTGCCAGCTGAGCTACGACACCGGATCCCCACCTTGTTTACGTCCTGGTGGGCGAGCTGACGTGCGGCGGAGGGGCTTGCGCCACCGTGACCGCGTTCCTGCCAGAATTGCGCTGGGAACACCGGAAGAATGGATGTAAGACCGGTGCAGCCTTTCTTACGGAAGGGCTTATATAATTCGGGGGGTACACCGAAGCCGTCGGGGAAGGGGTCTCCCCTTCGGCAATTTTAAGTATGCTCCCCGTGTCAAGGGAACTTCTGAAAGTTTTTGAAAAAATTTTCAGGTGTTGTAACACTCGCGGAAGCTGCCGTATTTCATGCGGAACTCTACCACATAATAGCGGCGCAGAGGGTGGATGTAAATCACTTTGCCGGTGGCCTTTTTCTCGGTGTCGGCGATACAGCGGGTGACGGTATCTTCCAGTTGGATGTTGGAGGGGATCATGGGGAAGCCTCCTTTCTTGTGTTTCTATGATGGAGTATAGGCACCGTGTCAAGGGAAGCAAGCAAAAAAATATTCCGGTCGGTTGACCGGAGAGTCGGCATAGGGTAAAATGCTCCTGAAGAAAGGGTGGTGGTTTTGTGGGGAAGTATAGACCGTTTTCGTTCGGGTCGAGAGTGAAGAAACGACCGGAACGGCCAGAAAGTACGTCTGGTGTAAAATGTGAGCGCAGATGGAGATGCGGTGAATGTAAGAACCGGGACATTTGCGGACTGTATGGGAAGTCGGACGATCTTGCTTGCTACGAGATAGTGCAGAAGAAATGAACCCCGCACGGCTGATGCCGCGCGGGGGTTTGTTATTTACTCCATTTTCGGCCGCAGGAGAGGCAAACAAATTGAACGTCATTTGCGCCGATTGCGCCGCCCAACAGACCGACAGGGCCAAGTAGCAGACCGCCAACGGCAGCCTTGCCGATACCGAAGCCTTTTTTGACAGCTTGGATGTTGGGTTTTCCGCAAAACGGGCATACGCCAGAAGCGGCGTTTCCGTAACGAGGAGAGGGCGCAGCTATACGTTTGGATGGAACGTTTGTTAGATCCGTTCTGGCCAAAGCCTCCGCATGACATTGAGGGCAAATCAACGTTTCGTTCAACGTGTAGCTTTCCTGGCTGTTCCGAGTGACAAAGGAAAACGGCTTTTCGATGGTGCAGCCGCATTTACACCGGATGTAGACCTTCCCGGCGTGTATGCGGTCGATGCAAAACTGGCGGTCAACGCTGCCTGCCTGTTCTGCATTGCTCTCGGTTTGCCGGTGAGGCTGTTCTCTGATCGGATAACCACAATGTGGACAGACGTCTGCCTTGTCGCTGACTTGGCCGTTACATTCCGGGCAGGTAATCAATGCCATGATGTTGCGCCCCTTTCGATTTTAATGTATCATTATTCCCCGTCGAAAACGGAGAAAATGGTCTGCATGATTTTGTGGATCTCCGGGTCGTCGTAGCGGTCCGGGGTGATGACGAGATCGAGAATGCCAAGTCCGTCCAGGTCGGCGATGTCGTAGGTTTCCTGTTCGCTGTGCTGCGTCACCAGCTCCGCAAGGCGGCGGGGGAAGCCCTGGCGCTCCGCCTCGTCGATGAACTGTGCAGCGGTCATTTGCTGTTCCGGTCCGGAAAGCGATTCTGCGTCCAGCTCGTCCATGACGATATCGGACAGCTCGGGCGCTGCCCCGGATAGGCGGAGGGCGAGGTCCAGCGCCTGTACGTCGTGGGGCGTGTATGCCTGCTTCTCTGGTGATGCGGCAAAGGCACGGTCCAGGGCGGCGTTGGTATCCTCGAAACTGTAGGGCAGGATGCTGTGGGCGGCAAAAATAAATTCCTCTCGTGTCATGGTCGGTATTGGCCTCCTCGCTGTTCTTGTCGTCAGAATAGCACATTCAGGCGGCAATAGCAAGGGCATTTTGTGGGAATTACGACAAAACAGGAGCGCTTTTGGCGCTCCTGTTCGTATGTTACGGGTCCTGTTCGCCGGGGTCGAGGTCAAAGCCGTCATAGGGGGCGTTAAGGAAGTCGGTGCAGCATTTGACGCAATCCTCGTCGAGGCAGAGGTCGGGGTCGGCGGAGTAGGGACACATGATCCACTCCGCCAACTGCTCGGCGGTCATCTCGCGGAAGTGTTCAAGGTTTGTTTTGGGGCGCTGTTCCATCTGGGAGCCCTGCTGGGATTTGGCATAGGCAGATGCACAATCGCCGTAGGCGGTACACTGCGGCGCGGCGCAGGGCAGCACGGCCTCCATGCCGGTCATTTTGCAGATGTGGCTCATACGTTGTGTTCCTCCTGTTCCAGCCGTGCTTTCAGTGCGGCGTTTTCAGCGCGTAGGGAATCTATGCAGACGGTCTTGCGGTCGATCTTGCGGGCGGTCTTGCGGGCGATCTTGCGGGCGAGGCCGTCAAAGGCTTGTGCAAGTGCACAAGGGGTCTCGCCGTAGCAGTTGTCGCGGCAGGTCTTTTTGTAGGGGCAGAATTTGTTTTTCATTCCCGTTCCTCCTGTTCGTCGGTGCTGTTGGCGATGTGCCTGCGGATGGGCATGATGAGTGCGTCGCCGTCCGGGCTGTGGAAATAGACGATGGACAGCTCACCGGGGCGGCAAGCGGCGGTGCAGCCGGGAAGCGCCTCCAGAATGTCCAAGAGATAAAGGGCGTTGACCATTGGCAGACCGTCGCCCCAGCTGAAGCAGGTGGAGAGCGTGTCCCCTGCGGGGTGGGACTCGGCCTTGTATTTTGCCCGGTCGCTGGCGATCTTGGCGCGTACCTCGGCGGCAGTTGGTAGGTTGAGGGTGACGGTGGCGCCGTCGCTGTTCAGCATCTCCGGTATGGTGTCATAGACGTGAGGGTCATTGGGCGGCGGCGCCCATTGCAGCGCGGTGGAGGGCGTGTTCAGGCGAAGAAGGGTAAAGCCGTCCGTGATGCACTGGCGGCCCTGTTCGTCCAGAAACGCGCCGGCGAAATGGGGACGGATCCAGCCCTGCTTGGAAACGGAGGCGTTGTATAGGCGCCGCAAGGCGGTGGCACTGGTGCGGCGCTTGTCATCCCGCTTGTATTGCTGGGCCATGTCGGTGCGGATGGCGCGGACCAGGAGCGCCAGCTGGTAGCCGGCGTTGATCTTCCCGTGGGTGTTCGGGTCGATGGCGGGTTCCAGGGAGCAGAAAAATCGGCGTTCCTGTTCCGGGAGGGAATAGGCGATGGCGTAGAGGTTTTCCAAAAGCTTTTCGGGGGTCATGGTGTGGTGCTCCTTTCGTGTGGTGTTCGCTCACATTCCGGGCAGCGCCATGAGGGCGCTGCCGGAGGTGATGAGCATGGAGGGGTCGGCGATAGTCTTTTCGTAAGACTCGGCACCCTGGAAGTCGTCAATGACGGCCTGTTCTTCGGCGGTCATGTCGGCGTAGTGCTTTTTGCCGTAGGTGGGCGGAAGCCAGTTCTTTTTCTGACCGGCAAAGATATTCAGACGGTCGATGATGCGGGACGCCTCCGGCTTAAACTTGATGTGGCAGGTACCCTTTTTGTAGAAGGTGCAGGTAAAGTAGGTGAAATCCACCTTGTTGGTGTAGGCGGCGTTGGCGATGCGGATGGCGTTGCCTATGGGCGTGTGGAAAGTGGTCTCGCCGCGGTCCAGATAGTTCATAGCGCGTTCCAGATCGGAGATCAGGCTGTTCACCCGGTAGCTGTCCAGCTTTTCGCGGCCCCAGCTGGCGTGGCAGCCGTTGGAGGGGATGATGACCTTCATCCCCACCTTGTGAGCCTTGTTCGTCGCCCAGCCGTTGTAGTAATGGATGTTGTTGGCGCACTCCGGGTACCAGGAGTGCTTGGCGGAGAAGGTGTCGAACAGATCAAGGATGGAATCCTCCACGCCGCGGGAGAGCTGGTGGGCGATCTCCCGCATGACGGTTTCGATGTTGTACCGGGAGAAATCGTACTCGGAGAGAGAATTGACCTTGCCGTAATAGTCCTGCTGCATGGCAGAGGTCATTTTGTCGGTGAGCTCCGGGCGGCGCAGGAGGTTGCTCCAATACTTGGCGCGGAGGCCTAAAAGGTAGGCGTTCAGCATGGTGGCGTTGTTGCCGGTGTTCCTGTTGCCCACCTTGAGGGACAGGAGGGGTTCTCCGTGATCTCTGCCGGGGTCCATGTAGGGACGGAGGGCGGCGAACTCGTTGATAAGCTTTTCGCCCAGGGCGGCCTCGAAGTTATAGCCATCGATCATGTTCTGCAGCCAGTCGGCGGAGGCAAGGTCGGTGGCCTGTTCGCTGCTTGGTGTGCTCTTTTCGTGGGCGCGGCGGAGGGAGGAAAGAATGTCGCTGGGGATTTCTTTTTTCGGTATGTTCACATAGACCAGCGCGATCTCTACGTCGGTGGGGCGCTGGGCATGGCGGAAGGCGTTTTCAATGAACTCAATGCGGGCGTTGTGTTCGTGCAGCTGCTGCAAAAGAATTTTGCGGCGGTTGGTGTAGGGGTTGCGTATGGTCTCAGCGTTCAGCAGGCAGACGATCTGGCCGCCGCGCTCCATGAGGGAGAGGGCGTGCAAAAGGTGTTCGTCGCCGCTGTCGAAGGGCGGATTCATGATGCAGAGGTCGTACTGCTTGAAACTGCGGAAGGTGAGAAAATCATCGTGGACCACGTGCAGCCCCTTGCCGCGCAGGAGGGCGGCAAGGTCGCTGTCGCGCTCGATGCAGTCTATGTAGGTGTCGTTCTCGTTGAAGGAGATACGGCGGCTGTTCCTGTAGCTGCGGGCGAAAGCGGAAACGACATCGGCAAGGTCGCCTTTACCGGCGGAGGGTTCGAGGATAGAAAAAACATTTTTCCAGTCCACGCAGGAGAGCATTTTCCCCGCCAGTTTGGAGGGCGTGGGGTAAAAGCCGCTGTTGTCGAAGGACGGCAGGCGGCGGAGATCGGCGGCGCGGCTGTTCGCTGCGGCGGTGGTCACGGCGGCGCTGTGTTCGCTGTACCAGTCGCGGATCTTCTTTTTCGCTCCGGCGATGGTGGAGGCGCGGCCCAGGTAGTCGCCGCGGTCGTCGTCGTCGGTGGTGGCGCTGACAATATATTCCGTGTTGCCGTAGTAGGAGCTGGGCTTGATGGTGGCGATCTCGGCACCGTGGGCGGAAACGGCGATGTGTTCATCTCCATAACGGTTTTTCTTGGTGGCGTAGGTAAACATGGGCGGTGGCCTCCTTGTAGATTTTTGGTTTGGTGTTCAGGCGGTGAGGGCGTCGCGCTGGGCGATGAGTGCGGCCAATTCGGCGGTGTGGATGGTGCGGCGGTGCTGTTCAATACAGTTGTTCGCTGCCTGACAGACGCGCTGGCGCTGCTCGGCGTTGAGGTACGGCGCGGCGGTGCGGAGGGCGGCAGCGGCGGAGAGGAGCTGCTGGCGCTCCTGCTCTGTGGCCGCGGTGCGGGTCTTGATCCGTGTGGGCATGGGGGCTCCTTTCTTTGTCAGGTGCGCCGCCGGGGCGCGGTGCGGTAGGCGGCGCCGTTCTTGGTCTCGCCCCGGTCGATCTTGCCGGTGTTCACAAGAGCGGTGAACATTTCGCGGATCACCTGCTCGGTAATGTCGCCGGTGCAATGGCCGTTCTGGCCGTCCAGACGTTGGACGTGGAATTTGCTGATGACCACGGGCAGGGCGTTGTAGTCGAATTTATAGAGGTTGCGCCGGGGCGTTTTGAACGCTTCCAGCAGGGCGGCGTTGATGTCACCGCGCTTGCTGTTCAGATAGCCCCGGTACTGCTGCGCCGTCCAGTTGTAGGCGGTCTCGTAGATGTCGGTTGCGTAGTGCTGGAAGGTGCTGCCGTGTTCCAGCGCGGCGGAAACGGCGGGGATCAATTCCTCGGTGACGTAGCCGCTGACCGCCTGCGGGTGGATATAAAGGGAGCTGTTCCCGTTGGCGACGGTGGCGCCGCTGCCGTTCCGGTACGGCTCTTTGATGGTCCAGCCCTCGGCGGCGAACAGACCCAGAATGTCGCTATAGAAATTCTCGGTCTTGTCCTGGCCCATTCCCTTGCCCCATTCATAACCAGAGTTCAGGCGGAAATAAACGTGCTTATAGGGGGTATCGTCGCGCTGTTCGCTGTTTTCCTGGCGGCGCTGTTCGGCGTAGGCTTCCAGCTCGTCCAGGCTGTGGCGGATGGCGGAAATGGCGTTGGTAGCGGTGTCGCCGGTGGGGTCGCCGGTGATAACGTCTTTCAAAACGGCAGCATTGGCGGCGATGGCGGCGCAGTGGGCGCGGACAATGGCTGCCTCCGGGATGGGATTCTTGATGGTGGACATGGTGATTTCTCCTTTCGTTGTTCAGATAATGGCGGAAACGTCAACGCCTATGAGTCGGCCTAATGCCTGGGCGGCGTCCGTATAGGTGGAAAATTCTGCGTCGGTGTCGTACTCGGTGGCGGACGTCTCGAAAACCGTCTCGGCCAAAATCGCGTTGAAGTCGGGGCTGTTGATGATCTCCGCGTCCCAGTCGTACAGCTCGCACAGCGAGTCGCGCTCGCGCCCGTCCAAGTCGTTGTCGAGATAGACAAAACCGTGGGCGACGCGGAACAGACCGGCGCCGTATTGGTTTACCTGTGCCAGCTCAAAGACGTTGTGGCCGTGTTCCGGCGCCTGGCGGCGGTATTGGGCACAGTCGGGATCGGTGCATATCCAGTTTTTGCTTTCGGTGTTCATGCGGTTTCCTCCTTCCTGTTCAGATGGTAGCGTTTTCGCGGATCACTGGAAAATATAAGCGATACCTTCAGAGAATTTTCTGCTGGACTGTCCCCACTTGAATTGATATAAAGAACTGTCTCCGTTCAAATTCCAAT